AATCCCCGCACTCATAATCTTGTGCCTTTTGAGTTCACTTATGGCTATGCCATCACTTGCCATAAATCTCAAGGTTCTCAGTGGGACAAGGTCTTAGTAAGAGAAGAAAGATTCCCGTTTAGCGCAGAAGAGCACAAGCGTTGGCTGTATACAGCAGTAACTCGCGCCGCGGAAAAATGTGTGATTATAAGGAAGTGATATGATGTTAAAACCTGCTATTTTATATAAAGAAGAAATAGAGAAAATTTATCGTCAGTTATGGTTTGATGATTATTACAAGTATTATAATTATAATACCACGTGGGGCGATATTGATATTCAAGATAAGACTAATAATTGGCATGAGTTTGTTTCTATTGATAAGAACGGGAAAATCTTGGGTTTGATTACCTATTATGTAGTCCGCTCAGTGCCGAAGGCGCAAAGTCTTGGTATTTTAAGTTTCTTGCCTGGCTCTCCTGAATTTGGGCGAGATGTATTGCATGCTGTCGATGATATGTTTACTAAGTTTAATTTACACAAATTAGATTTTGGTGTTGTCATTGGTAATCCTGTTGAGAAAACCTATGACAATCTCTGCAGAAGATATGGCGGCCGCATTCTTTGCATAGAGAAAGAAGAAACGAGACTTCAAGATAATAAACTTTATGATGTAAAACGCTACGAGATTATGCGTGAAGATTATTTGAAAGCGAGGAATAATAAATGAGTTTCATTGAATTGACAGACAGTGGTAATGACCCAGTCCTTTTTAACCTTGATCATGTCAGCGCCATTTATAGAGTGCATGATCACACAAGAGTAATCACTACTGATTGCGATGGCGATGAATATTATGATGTCAAAGAGTCAGTACAAACGATTGCTGAGCGCATCCAGTTGGCGGAAGTGCCTATTATCACAAACGAGAAGCATGAAGTAGATCCTGGACCAGGCTGCTTTAGTCTGCCTGAGACTGGCTACTTTGCCTTTTAACTAGGCGCGGCTTAAACGCCGCGCTTGACTTTTATTTTAATTTATGTTATAATGTTATTATGAAATAAAAAAGATGATATGAGCACTGGTCTGCCTTAAGTGGTTGAAAAGGTGTGATTATCCAGAAAAGGAGGAATTAGATATGATGTTTGAGATTGATAAGAAAGACCTTCAGCAAGCAGAAAACTTTGCTAAATCTAGCGAGTTGGTAGAGTTGATGAATGAAGAGGGTCTTTCTTTTGGCGCAATGGCGCTGGTTTTAGACGCGATCTTTGAAAAGATTGATGGAGTAAAGGAGAAGTTTGATGAAAAGATTTGAAGTTCATGCACACACAGAGTATTCAAACAGCAGACTTCTCGACTCTACAAATCGTATTAAGTCTTTAATTAATTATGCAATAGAGCAAGGTTTAGCGGGGATCGCGATTACGGATCATGAAACTACTTCAGGGCATCCGGAAGCTAATTTTTATGCGGAAGAAATCATGAAAGAGCATCCTGAGTTTAAGGTTGCTTTGGGTAATGAAATCTATCTTTGTGAAACTCGTGAGACTGGTCAGAAGTATTATCACTTAATTCTTATCGCAAAAGATCATCTTGGGCAGCGTGCGCTCCGTGAGCTGAGCTCTCGCGCGTGGATGAATAGCTTCTGGTCTGGTGGTATGGAAAGAGTGGTAACTCTATATAGCGATATGGACGAGATCGTAAAGAAATATCCTGGTCATCTGATTGTAACTAGTGCTTGTCTTGGCGGCGAGCTGTCAACCGCAACTTCGCGCATGATTGAAGCGGAAAAGATGTTTGATGAAGGAACAGCAATTCGAGAAAAAGAGCATATCATTAACTTCATTCAAATTATGCAGAATTGGTTTGCAGATGATTTTTATATCGAAGTTGCGCCCGCGAAGTCAAGAGAACAGGTTGCAGTAAACAAGCGACTTGTAAGTATCGCAGAATGTTTTGGTGCTAAGATGGTTATTGGCACCGATGCGCACTATCTTAAGAAAGAAGATAGATATACACACAAGGCATATCTTAATTCAAAAGGCGGCGACCGCGAGGTTGATAGTTTCTATGAGTATGCTTATCTTCAAACTGAAGCCGAGATTTTTGATAACCTTCGAATGAGTTATCCTAATGATGATTTTATTGCAGAATTGTTCGCAAATAGCTTGTCTATCTATGATAAAATTGAAAATTATAGCTTGCGCCACGCGCAAACTATTCCTAAGGTTGAGGTTAAGAATTATCCTAAACAGAATAAAATGACGGGATATCCTATTCTCAATAGTATGTATCAATCAGACGATATTGTTGAGAGATACTGGGTAAACCAATGTGTTGATAAATTATCCGATCTTCGGTTGTGCAATGGCACTTATCTTGCGCGACTTGAGGAAGAAGCGGATACCAAGAGAGTAATTGGTGAGAAGTTAGGCACAAATATGTTTGCATATCCTGTGACGCTTCAGCACTATATTAACTTGTTCTGGGAGTGCGGCAGCTTGGTTGGCGCAGGTCGTGGTTCGAGCTGCTCAGGTCTGAACCATTATCTGCTTGGCGTGACGCAGCTTGATCCGATTGAATGGAACCTGCCTTTCTGGCGTTATCTGAATAAAGAGCGTGTAGAGCTTGGTGATATTGACCTTGACTTGGCACCATCCAAAAGACCTATGATTTTGAAGAAAATCAAAGAAGAGCGCGGCAAGGGGTTCGCGGAATATGTTGATGATCAGTCTCGCGCAAATCTTGGATGCACTTTGATTGCAACTTTCGGAACAGAGACTGCTAAATCTGCAGTATTAACCGCTTGCCGCGGTTATCGTAGTGAAGATTGTCCTGATGGTATTGATGTTGATACGGCGCAGTATCTTTCTTCACTTATTCCTCAAGAGCGTGGTTTCCTTTGGTCTCTCAAGGAAGTAATCGAAGGAGACTCAGATAAAGGACGCAAACCGGTCGCCGCGTTTGTTCGAGAGGTATCTCAATACCCTGGTCTTGTTGATATTATGTTAGCTATTGAGGGACTTAAGAATAAGAGATCAAGCCACGCATCGGGCGTTATCTTATTTGATGAAGATCCTTATGAGTTTGGTGCATTTATGAGAACTCCTAAGGGTGAAATTATCACACAGTATGACCTTCATATGTGTGAAGCTCTTGGCATGACAAAGTATGACTTCTTGGTAACTGAAATCCAAGATAAACTTGCAGAGTGTATTCGTATGCTTCAAGAGAATGGTGAGATTGAGTCTGATCTTAAACTTCGTCAAATTTATGATAAGTATTTCCATCCATCTGTTCTGCCTATTGATGAAGATAAATATTGGAAGCGTATTCAAGAGAACTCGGTTCTTAATATCTTCCAGTTTGATTCTGATGTGGGCGCGCAGGCGGCAAAGAAGATTAAGCCTAGCACAATTCTTGAGTTGGCAGACGCTAATGGTTTGATGCGTCTTATGACCGCAGAAAAAGGCGCGGAGACTCCTATGGAGAAATATATTCGATTTAAGAACAATATCAATCTCTGGTATCAAGAGATGAAGGATTATGGTTTGACTACTGAGGAAATGGAAATCTTAAAGCCATACTTCCTTAAATCTCATGGTGTTCCTCCTTCTCAGGAACAGATGATGATGATGTTAATGGATCCAAAGATTTGCGGATTTAGTCTTAAAGATGCGAACGCGGCTCGTAAGATCGTCGGTAAAAAGCAAATGTCAAAGATCCCTGCGCTTCGTGAGCAGGTGCTAACTCAAGCAACCTCTCCATGTCTTGGTCATTATGTATGGCAGCATGGCATCGGACCTCAGATGGGTTATTCGTTCTCAATCATTCATGCTTTAGCATATTCGTTCATTGGTTTCCAAACTGCCTTCGCCGCAACTCGTTGGGATCCCATCTACTGGGATACCGCGTGCTTGATTGTAAATAGCGGTTCTCTTGAAGGATATGATAACGATGAAGACGATGATGAAGAACAAAAGGAAAAACAAACTGACTATGCGAAGATGGCAAAGGCTATTGGTGATATTATGTCACGTGGCCGCCGCATCTCTTTGGTAGATATTAACGAGTCTCAATTTAGTTTCAAGCCAGATGTAAAGAATAATGAAATTCTTTTTGGTATGAAAGCATTGAGCGGCGTGAATAGCGAAGCAATCGAAAAGATTATCGCTAATCGTCCTTATGCAGGAATTAAAGACTTTATGGTTCGTTGTCCGCTTAACAAGACAGCAATGATTTCATTGATCAAAGCTGGCGCATTTGATAAGTTAGAGATTGACTGGGCGCGTCAGTTAAAGGTTGAGCCTCGTTATCTTGTAATGACTTATTATCTAAGTCAAAACTGTGATGCAAAGAGTAAGTTGACTTTGCAGAATTTTAACGGCTTAATTCAGCGTGGTTTAATTCCAGAAGATATCGACTTCCAACGCAAGGTATTTGAATTTAACAAGTATCTTAAAGCAAATACAAAGATTGGTAAGTATTATGTGTTTGATGATATGTGTGTGAGTTTTTATAACAAGCATTTTGATCCAGAGAAGCTTGATGTAATCAATGGATATGTATGCATCCTTCAGACTGATTGGGAGAAAATCTATCAGAAGGAAATGGATGCGGCAAGAGATTGGTTGAAAGAGCATCAGGAACAGATGCTTCAGGCATATAATGAGCTTTTGTTTGAAGAGGTTTGGCAGAAATATGCAAAAGGCAATCTGTCTGCATGGGAAATGGAAGCAGTATGTTTCTATTATCATGAGCATGAGTTAGCAAATGTAAACTATATTAAGTATGGTTTAACTGACTTCTTTAAGCTGCCCTCTAAGCCTGAGCCTGAATATTATTTCAAGCGTAACGGCAAGGACATTCCGATTTGGAAGACTTATAAAATCATCGGCACAGTATTGTGTAAGAATGATACAAAAGCAACAGTAACTCTGCTCACTCCTTCTGGAGTTGTTACTGTAAAGATGACTAAAGACTACTACGCGATGTTTAAAAAGCAGATCTCTGAAAAGAATGAAGATGGAACCAAAAGCGTAGTTGAAAAGGGATGGTTCAAGCGCGGCAATATGTTGATGTTCACCGGTTTCCGCAGAGACGATCAATTTGTTGTTAAAACTTATAAGCATACTGCAACGCATGGTGTTTATAAGATTGAGCTTGAGAATGAAGGAAGAGATATGGTTTTAACTCATGAAAGAGTGGAGGTTAACGAATAATGGAAAATAAAATAAAGGTTGTCGCCCTCTATGGAAAGGCGGGCGCTGGCAAAGATAGATTTTTACAAGAAATAATGAAGAATGAACCTGGTCTCTGCCACGAGATTGTAAGCTGCACGACTCGCCCTCCTCGTGAGGGCGAGATCAACGGAGTGAACTATCACTTCCTAACTGTCGAAGAATTTACGCAGAAGGTATTAAATGGTGAAATGCTTGAAGCCACAGAATTTAGAGATTGGTTCTATGGCACTGCTCTTGATGCATTGCGCCCAGATATTGTAAACCTTGGCGTGTTTAATACTGCGGGACTTCAAGCGCTTGTAGACGATCCACGCTTGGAAGTGTTGTGCGTGCGCATTGTGGCTGATGATAAGGTTCGCTTAATGCGCCAACTGCAACGCGAACAAAACCCTGATTGCGCAGAGATCTGCCGTAGATTTTTTGCGGACGAAAAAGACTTTGCCGAGTGGGAAGCTAGTATCGACTCGGAAGAGCTTATGAGAGCGTGTTGGTTTATTAACAATAACTTCAACGAGCGCTTGTATATAGTCGTGAAGGAATTAGCTGACCTTATAGCGCAATTTTACGCAGGAACTATTAAAGGCGTTTGAGTTCATAAGGACAAAATGAATTAATCTTGTTAATATAATTTTTATATTATAAAGACAGAATAAAATGATAAGGAGTTTATGAAATGAAAATTATTTTATATACAACCGGATGCCCGCGTTGCAATATTTTACACGCAAAACTTGAGCAAGCCGGCGCACACTATTCAACTGTGACAGACACAGGTATTATGGCTGCAAAAGGATATTTCTATCTCCCAATTTTAGAAGTCGACGGCAAAGCCATGGAATTTGGTGATGCAATAAAATGGTTAAAGGAGTATCCCTATGGAGATTAATATTCGATTAAAGAAAAATTTTGTAACACAATACAACAAGCTTCAAGCAGAGTTCGGCACAGATGTAGCTAGACTAAACGGCTTTGATGATGACCAGTTAAGCTACACAGACTTTATTGACAATTTTATTGACACAAAAGTAGTTGCAGATGCAAGCATTGATGGCAATAGTAATGTAAGTAAAAAAGACATTGTGACTCTGCTTAATGAGATGCCTAAGCCGCACCGCAAACTTTTGGCTTATAATAAAATCTATTATGAAATCCAAAAGAAGTTCGGCTTTAAGGCGGCAAACGATTGGCTTCGCGCAGAGTGGATGGGCCAACTTTATATGCACGATGCAGACACTTCCACATTTAAGCACTATTGCTTCGCATATGATTTAAAGGATCTTGCTGAAAAGGGGTTATATTTCATCGGCGCGCCTTTCAATCCAGAGCCTGCCCGCCACCTTACAACCTTCGTAGACTTCGTTAAGGAATTCATTAGCTACGCCTCCAATCGCAGCTCTGGCGCAGTTGGTCTTCCTAACCTACTTCCCTATATGTTCTATTTCTGGAATGAGGATGTAAAGAATGATTACCTTGGCCTTGCTTCGAGCGGCAACGCAGAGAAGTATGCGCGCCAAAACTTCCAGAGATTTATCTATGCAGTGAATCAGCCTTATGTGCGCGATGGTAGCCAGTCCGCATTTACAAACACCAGTGTCTTTGACCGTCCTTATTTCGAGGCTTTGTTCGGCGGCAGCGAGTTCCCCAATGGCGAATTTATGATCGACTATGAAGAAGAAATTATCGAGTTCCAAAAGTGGTATATGGAAGAGATGGCGGAGATCCGCTCTGCAAATATGTTTACTTTCCCTGTAAGTTCTATTTCTCTCTTGAAGCAGAAGGGTAAATTTAAAGACGAGGACTTCGCAATTTGGGCAGTTAAGCATAATATGAAGTGGTCTGACTCTAATCTCTTTATTGATGACAGCGTAACTTCTCTTTCTAACTGCTGCCGTCTAAAGAGCGATATTAAAGATCTTGGCTACTTCAACTCTATTGGTGGTACCGCCCTTAAGGTAGGTTCTGTAAAAGTATCTACTATTAATCTTGCTCGTCTGGCTCTTGATACCAATAGCGAGGAAGAGTATCTCGCTGAGCTTGAGCGCCGCGTATATCTTAACCTTCAGGCTCTTGACTGCGTGCGCGCAATCATTCGCCGCAATGTTGAGAAGGGACTCCTTCCTAACTTCACCAATGGCCTTGTAGATTTTGAGCATTTATATAACACCATCGGCTTCATTGGCGTATACGAAACGATGAAGAGATTTGGATATACTACAACAGATGCTCTTGGCTATGTTTATTATACAGATAAAGCTTATGCTCTTGGCAAGAAAATTTTTGAAACAATGCGTCGTGTTGCGGATAGCTTTATTGCAGAAATTGGCGCGGACTATCACATTAATACTGAACAGATTCCGGGTGAGTCTGCTGCAGCTAAGCTTATGAAGAAAGACCGTTTCTTCTATCCTGATGCAGATATCTTTGACTTGCCTTTATACGGCAATCAGTTTATCCCTCTTGGTATTAATACAACCTTTGCAGAACGAGTGCGTATTGCCGCAGAGTTTGACAGCTATTGTAATGGCGGTTCTATTCTTCATGCAAATATCGATGCTCCATTCGCAACCTTTGAAAAGGCTTGGGAAATGGTAAACTATGTATCTGATGCGGGCGTTACTTATTTCGCATTTAATACTAAGATCCAGGCTTGTGATAACAACCATGCGTTCTATGGCAGAACATGCCCAGTGTGCGGCCGCCCCGTGGAGACTGAATACACTCGTATTGTTGGTTTCTATACTCCTATTAAGACTTGGTCTAAGGAGCGCACCAACGAATACAAAATGCGTAAGTGGGAGCCTGTAAAATGAAAATAAAAGGTTTGGTAGATTTTGATTTGGTTAATTACCGCAAAAACTGCTTGACAATAGAAACCCCTTGTTGCAAAGGCTTTAAGTGCGGGGGAGAGTTCTGTCAGAACTCTTCCCTAGCCAAGGCGCCAACCATCGATGTCCGCGATGAAACAATTATTGACTTTTATCTGCATAAGACACCTGCGGCCGCCCTTTGCTTCCAAGGTCTAGAGCCTTTTGACTCATTTGATGATATGATCCGCTTTATTTCAAAATTTCGCAACGATTTTTTAATAAAGGATGATATTGTCATATATACGGGCTATAATAAAGATGAGATAAGCACTGAATTAGTTGAGCTACAACAATTTGAAAACATTATCATAAAATTTGGCCGCTATATTCCACATCACGAGCCTCATTTCGATGAAGTCCTAGGTGTAAAATTAGCGAGCGACAATCAATACGCAGAGAGGATAAGTTAAAATGAAAATTAAGGCAACAGAAGATAAAGAACTTGCGGCAGCCATTCGCGCCGGATTAAAGAAAACTGGCGGCTACTGTCCTTGTGTAAACCCCGAGTTCTATTCAGAAGATACTAAATGTATCTGTAAGAATTTCCGCGAGGCACCTGCAGGCACAATCTGCCATTGTGGGTTGTATATTAAAGTAGAAGATTGACAATTTATAAAAAATAATTTATAATAGATATATAAATGAGATAAAAGGAGCCAGATAAATGGAAGAATTTGTTATGCGAGAAGTGTCTAGTTATACTTTTAAACATTATAACACTATATTAAAATTAGATTCTACCGTTGAACGAGAAACCATTAGTATCAATGAAAAAGGAGTTATAACTTTAACTCTTTGGGTACACGCTATTCCTTTTGATTTTATGCGTTTATTAGCAATTGGTAATGAGCATCTTCAATTTCAAGGTTGGTCAGTTACTAAAGAAACTTTGGTAAGAGTTTTATCTTGCGGGGCTGATATTGGGCATGATTTACAGATTGAAAATGCAATTATAACCTTTAGCCATGATTCTCAATGGTCTGAGGAAAACGACCCTCCAAGATCTATAATTAAAATTTGCGGAAATATTCGTGGCGAAAAGTTAGATGACGAAACACTACAAACAATTAAAAATAAGACTGAAACATTATTAAAGGAGATTAGAAGCAACGATGAAAGCTAATTACGAAGATAAAATTCCAAAGAAAACTTCTGAAGTTTCACTTGGTAATCTCTATGATATGAATAAGCAGCTAATGGCAAATGAAGCAGAGATCGCGCCTGAAGTTCGCACAGAAAAGCGCAGGGCGTTGATCGATTGGATTAAAGCTAACTATCACGAGCATTATTTTATGATGCTTTGTCATGAGCTTAGAGATTACACGGTATTTAGATTAAAAGATACTGTTCCTACTATTAATGCAATTTATACAATGGCAGATGATGTGTTTGAGTGTATGAAAAATCGCGGCACCCTGTTGGCGCTTGATCTTCAAGAGGCTGGCGGATGGGAGCTTTGGCTTAGAACAGAAACCGGAGAGATCGCCGCGTATTATTTATTCCCATATGGCTCAGCTGTGCTTGAATATTAAGGAGGATGAATATGAACAAAATTTTAATTTTTGCTAGCCCTGTTTCTCCATTCCAACGCCTTGTCTTTATTAAAGATGGCAACGCGTCAGAGGTTGGAGTGCAGACAGACGATTTATCTGAAACAATTTTAGACCTTGCAGAAAAACACTCGCTTGAAACAGTAGAGTTTCGCGGCAATCGCGAATACTGCTTGGGTCTAATGCACAAACTATGTCAACACACTCATTATACAAATACAATTACAGTGAAATACTTTGGAGGTTAAGATGGCTAAATATTTAATTAAAACAACAGAGGAGCATCGTGCAGACAATGAAAGCGAAGCCGCAGAACTCATTAATGCCGCAAAGGCAGATGGAAGATATACTCTTTCCAAGTATTCCTCTGTCAAGAAAGAGCGTAAGCAAAAAGGTGAGATTGTCGACGAGTATTTCATCGTCACCCTTGTCAAAGTTTTTGATGATGCAAAAGACCCTCGAGGCGAAGCCTCAGTAGAATATAAGATGGGAGCCTTTTAATATGGATAATTATACTAATCACCCCATGACCACTGGCGTTGTAAAGTTTACTAAACTCACCCCTTGGGCGCACGAGCCTACCCAAGGAAGTGCGGAGGCCGCAGGTTTTGATCTTTATGCAGACGCCGAAAATAAAGACTGCATTATTCTAGCGCCCGGCGAAGTTAAAAAGATTTCAACTGGTATTGCTATTGCGCTACCGAAAGGCACCTTTGGCGCTCTTTATGCGCGCTCGGGGCTTGCTACTAAAAAGGGACTTGCTCCTGCAAATAAAGTCGGGGTCATTGACGCTGATTACCGCGGCCCAGTAATTGTGGCTATGCGCAATGAGTCTAATGAAGTGCAAACTATCCAACATGGTGAGCGCATCGCGCAACTCGTTGTTCAACCCTATGTATGGGTAAGATTTGAAGAAACAGAAAATATCGGCACCACTGCTCGCGGCGAAGGCGGCTTTGGTAGCACTGGAACAAAGTGAGGTGAGACTCGTGGCACAAAAACCCGTTCAGCTTATTTATAAAGAAACCGAAGATAAGATTATTGCGGCTGTAAATGACGCCCTTAATCAAGGCGTTCCAATGTTCGTAATTGAGCCTATGTTGAAGCTTATTCATTCTGAAGCAAAAGCAAATACTGATGCTCAATATCAAGAACAGCTTCAGTCTTACCAAGCGGCGCTCGCTCAAGAGGCTGCCGCAAGTGAGTCAAAAGATGAAACTACTAGCGCTTGATTGCTCAACTAAAGCTACAGGATTTGCCGTCTTTAGCGGCAAATCCTTGCTCGGTTCGGGCGTAATTACTGCTTCTTCAACAGACTTAATTAAACGCATACATAAAATGGTTGATACCATTTAGTAGCTTATTAAAGAGCTTGATATTGACACCATCACAATGGAAGAAGTCATTCCAGACCACGCAAAAAATTAGAATACATTTAAAGCTCTAATGTATTTATAGGCGGCGATCGTCATTATGCTCCATGACTAGTTCCCCGCCGCTAAACTAGAATTTACATACCCAGGATCTTGGCGCAGCACTTGCGGCATTAGGACTGGCCGTGGCGTCAAAAGAGAAACCTTAAAAGAAGCGGATGTTAGATTCGCAAATGAAACATATAACCTAGCCGTCAAATCCGACGACGAGGCCGACGCCATCTGTATTGGTCATGCTTACCTTCACCCGAAGGCGGGAACCGATACGGGAGAATTAAACTGGGACTAAAAAAGAGAGAGGTTTAATACCTCTCTCTTCTTATTTTGTCGAACAATATATCAGTCATATCAATGATTTCTTCTCCAAATGTTGCAATGATTTCCGCAATAAGTTCTTCTTCTTCAAGGCCAAGGATTACATCATAAGCGAACATCGCGGCGTGTACTAACTCATGACATAATACCTTCTCAAATTTTGCGCCATGCAACAGGCGACTGATATATATTGTTTTAGTAGAGTCATTGCACGCGCCAATAGCAAAATCGCCATCGGGCATTAAGAGCGCAATATCATTTGGCTCTACTAAAACAACCCACCATCTTTCACCATTAATGGTAAACATTATTTAATTTTCGTTGCAAGCATACTAATCTTCTATTGAAGAAGTTGCTTTTCCTCAGGGGAAGCATCGGCAATCATTTCAGTCATATCAGAAGTAAGCTCTTGCATATAAGCTTCAAGCTCTTTCATCTGAGAAGTCTTATCTTTCATGCCCTTACCACTCATATACATTCTGCGGCGCTCGCCACTGCGTCCTTCTTTAGGATCGCGCTCCATAGGCTGAATCACCATACCATCACGATAGCCGCGCATAGCCTGTGCATGACCAGTCCCTGCATTGCCGCTTTCATACATGGTATAATCCATCATACCGTCTTGATAGTGGCGGGAACCACTATCGCCATTTCCGCCTTGGTTGCCGCGCTCATACATAGAATAATTAGTTCTGTATCTGGGATCATAATATTCTACTGGGTAAGGATAGTGGTACATAGGAGTCATACTCTCTTTGTAGTACATCATCCCATGCTGGCCTTTACCTGATTTTTCGCCATGTTTCTCACCCTCCATTGCCTCTGTTATTGTGCAATAGTAGATAGCCTCGGATAAGTCTTTAATCATATCCATAGCTTCGCCGAGTTCTTTTGCGTCGACATCCTTAAGATTTCCGAACACTTGGCCCTCAACGCATCCAACGAGAGCCTCTTTCATTTGCTTTAACTTTTCCATAATTACGCCACCCTTTCAATAATTAAGTTTGCGTTTTGCACATCAATATCATCGGGACTGGTGTTGCGCACGCTTACGGTGATGCAGCATCCGGCGGGAACGTCGATATATACGGCGCTTGCCACATTAGCAAATTCGCCAACTGCGGCCGGAGTCTGAATCATTGTTGTTGATGCGATAGCTTCTCCATTAAGAGCAATAGCTAAAGAGATAGGCTCTACTGTGCCGCCCTCAGGAATTGCAATGTTGCCGCTAAAGAAAGCCTTAAATCTTGCGCGGCACTAGTTAGTAATACCGCGCAAGGTCACAAGACCACTTCCGGCTCTATGGAGAATCGAATTGCAACCACTAACTACTTCGTCAGTAAATTGCACATTGGCGGTTGCCGCCACTGTCTGAACTGCATTAGCAATTAATTCCATTCTTTTTCAAGCCTCCATTCTTCGTTAATTAGAAGCTGCAAGAAGTGCCGCAGCCAGGAGTGTAAGTCACACCGTAGCAGCAGTTAGGGTTGGGCACAACATACGCAGGAACTGGGCATGGCGTGCTGAGACGACGAATTAACTCAGCAGTTTGCGCGTCTTGGTTAGCAGTAATGAAAGCATTTTGGCTAGCCTGAGAAGCAGCGAACTTGAGAGATTGATTCTCTGCAGTAAGAGTAGCAATCTTGTCTTGAGTTAAGAAGTCAAGGATAGAGCGAACACCCGCTTCGTTGCTAGCGATAATATCGCGAGAAGCGTCAGCAACAGCGCGTTGAGTTGCGCAGCTCTGTGTTGCAAGATTGTAGTTAATGTCTGCGAAACCAGTAGCCAAAGCATACTTATTATCGCAGCAGCACTGAGCGAGCTGTGTGCTTAAGTCATGGATACCGCCAGTTGTAGCAACAGTGTCAGCAGTAATGGCAGCGTTGACGCCTGCGAATCCTTGACATAAAGTAGATTGAACACCAGAGAAGCCGTTAAGCATACCAGTGTTAGCTGCGTAGAAGCCATCGCAGAGGCCTTGCTGAATACCGCGGATACCGTTTTCGATACCATTCATATCAAAGCCATAAGAGATTTCTTCGCGGACTGTGGAGCCACCTTGGCCGCCGCCATTGCCGCCCCATCCCCAGTTGCCGTTGCCAGCAAAGAGGAAAAGAAGAATGATCCACCAGTAATCGCCGTCGCCGAAGCCGCCATTACGGTTGTTGCTGCCAGTTACAGCAGCGATGTCGGATAAAGAATATCCATTAGAAGTACTGAACATATTATATGTCCTCCTTTATAATTTATTTAGAATTAGAGGCCAAAATACTGCTTTTTGAACCTACTAAATTCTTTATCAAAATCAATGCCCTTTTCTTTTGCTACATTGCGCGCAAAGGCTTCGATATCGGCGGTGCGGCCGTCTTTCGCGAGCTGCAAGAGATTAGCATAAATAGGGTTTTGCGAGGCGCCAGTCTCAAGAATGCCAAGCATTAATTCTTGAGGGTTTTTGCCTTGCTTAATTTGCATAATTAATTCCATTGGATTTACATTATAAGGCATAGTTAATCTCCTTTACTTAAAAATTAATTGGCGCGGATGACTTGCTTGGAGTTGCTTTTGGAGCCGCTAAAGACTGTTTAAACTAGTCTAAAATTATTGCTAACTCGTCTTTAGTGACATAGTCTACCTTAGGTTGTTCAGGCTAGGTTTCCGCTTCTTTTTCAAGAGTGAATACATTAAAAGCGGCAGTGCCATCAAGATTAATTTGCTTTGTGTAAATTCTCTTATTGCCAAGGTCGGGGAATACATAAAGCGAACCATCTAAATCAATCTGACTTGCGCGAGCTTCGTCGATTGAAACCACTGGACGACCTTTAATAAAGTTTTGCGCGGGTCCAGGTTGAGGCGCATAAATTGGAGTCTGAGGCTGCGTTGGGGTAGACCCTGCCGCATTTTCCTAAGTAGTTATTGGGCGCGCATATTGTTGATATCCGTATCCATAATAATACGGAGGCGTCTGGGGGAAGTTGTTATACATCATAATATCTCCTTTTCTTTTGGATTTTTACTTTGGCAATATTATATGAAAATTAAATAAATAACTTTAATTAAAATTTACCTAACTTTTATTAAAGTTTGTAAATTTAGCAGGAGAACTAAAAAATCCTCATCAAGATGATGAGGAAATCGAAAATGGTATTTTGAAGGAAAATTTGCTTATTTTAGTTAATTCAGGTGTAATAAAAAAGAAAAGACCGCGGACGCCGCGGTCTTTTTATTATATTCTTGAAACAGCCTTTGTACACTGTAATGTCATAGTCCCTTTAGAGTCAAGAGGAATATTAAAACTTTTAATTAAATAATTGGTTCTATCCTCAATATGAATATCAGGATCCTTGGCTTGCACCATCTTATTAGGCTCTAAATGATAAATCGGCACAGTTGTAATGCTAACACTTTCGTTATAACTTATTGTCTCATGCAACATTGCACGGATAGTATCATAGGCAGAGTTTGTTGCCGCCCCTAACGTAATATGCTGGGCTAGTTGAGTTGGCACCTAAATAAAATTTTTACCTTCTCTAATTGCTTTTGCTCTTTCTGCAGCAGTAGAGCTTTGACCAGCAGGAATATATAGCCAATTGGGTGGCATGGGGGTTAACAAGATATTAACTTTATCATCATTAATGACTTTCTATCTGCGGCCGATATTGGATACTTTAATACCTTCTAAAACACTTACTTCTCCATCTACTTTTGGGTCAATAATTTCAAAGAAATAAGGCATATTATTCAAAAAGATTTTACTATCTTGATAGCTTTCAATTTTAAATTGACCTTCTCGTAAATCATAGATTCTAGGCCAATTTTCTTCAAGCTCTTTACCATAAATAGCATATAGAGACTTTTCTCCTTCTTGCAAATAATTATAATACATATAAGTACGATAATCATTTATTGGTAGCTGACCAAGTGTATCAGTAGCCTTAGGATTGCCTTTTCTTACTCGCCAAACCGTTGCATCATATGGATCTTGATAAAAAGCCACATCATTTTTAGTGACCGATGTAAAAGTGGGAATATCATCAATAACAAGATGATATTGTATTGCTTGTTTATTACTACCTTTCATTCCCCAAACGCAAATATCATTTTTAATACTTTCATATTTAGGATTATTATTAAATACAGTTGTTAACTCATTATCACCAAAATCATAAATACTATTTATTTCTGGATAGGTTGCTAAATAATCAATACTTCCATTATTAGCGATGGCGTTTGGAATAGTGTCCTCTGCTGAGCCTGCATTGATATAATTTTCTATTTGCTAAAATACAAAATTACCATTAAGATCAAAGAAATATTCGTAATTACCTAGCATACTTTTAATTTTATCTAAAACCGATACTACGGTTTCACCTGCATTAGAAGATAGCTCAGATTCAGTAGGATAAGTAAAATCAGTATATTGATATCCAATAGAGTCTCCATATGTAAAGGTATCATAGCCTTGTGTTGGAGGGATTGCTGATGTAAGTAGCAGCGTTTTTAAAGACTCTCCTCGTTCTTCGCCATAAATAGGATAACTGCCGCTCCAATGAACCATATTATCTATTTGATTAGGAATATCTCGTATAATAATTTTACTTGCCGGAATGCCACCATATTCTTTTACAACAGTGCGAATTAATTCTGAAATTAAAGGATAACTTTTAGCAATGGATCCGTCTTCTGCTTCTTCATAAATTGGAGAATGAACTAAACCAATAGAAAAAGTGCCACCGCAATCTCCATTTAATAATGCCATTTTATCTTTAAGGTTTACAGAAATATTAATACCATTTGTATTATGAGCAACAGAAGCTCCGCTGATAACAAACTAACCTTGTTTGAACCAAACAATTTCTTCTGCTCTAGTTATTGGCAAATCTTCTTGATTAATATAAATCTTTGCTTTTAATATAAATTTAGTAGATGCATTTGGAATTCGATATAAACTTTGAGTTCCTATTTTCCCATCTTCTGGAGTAATTACAAACTCTGTTGAAGATCGTTTTTCGCATTGTTGAATATTTTCTGCCTCAACCGCAAAAGAACCCACTATATTACCCTATCCAATAAGAGGACTAATGGTTGTATCTACTTTATCCGATAAATCAATATTATTGCCCTACGAAATACATTGAATATCTGAAATTTTTATCTTGTTATTAGTCTATATAAAAATGTCTACGGTATCAGTTCCAGACATATGCCAAATATCTTGCTCAATATTGCCTTCACCATCATTATTAATATTGGCTCCAAACTTAGAAGAGTTTTGAGCTCTACCCTCTCCTCGTCTGCGAGATATAATAAAATTAATATCCGTCATAATAAGTGGTGAGGTTATTGACTCATTTGTAAAATTTTTTAAACCAATGCTAACAGCAACCTGTTTTTCAATAGAAATAAGATTGTCAATAGCCGTAATATTAGAAATCTATTTGTCTGCTACTAATGATAAACTTCCTGTTCGTCTAACTGAAGAATCTCCATTTACATTAATGCTTCCACTTGTTGCGCGGCCAGTAATTTCGCCTAACATATATCCTTCTTTATCGAGAACATTAAGTTTTACATAATGCTCTCGAATAGGATAATTATATAGATCTTGTAAGCTCATGGCGTAATCTCCTCATATGGCGGCAATGCCTCAACCTCGGTTGCAGTGCAAGAAAATGTGTAATTATATCTGCCTAAAGTTTTATTTCCTGTCCAAGAGAAGTTTGATAATGCCACTTTCATTGCGCCTTCTTGCTCTGAAATAAAAATTTTAGGCTAACCGTTTTGAAGCCATTCAGTTACTCTATTTTTAAATACTTGATCTATAAAAAGATCAGTACCCCCTGCTGCCTTAATTTCGGCTAATTCAGACTCGCTTAAAAATTGATATCCATCAAACATTTCAAAAGGCATATCTAAATCCTAAGAAATCATTCCACCTAAAGTAAAAGTTCTATACTTCTATACGCCATTTCTTGTAACAATAGGGTATTGCCCACCCAAAGTTGCGGTAACAGTATCTACATAATTCCATTTTAAATCAGTTACTTCTGGATTATAAAGTAAAGGTAAATATTTTCCTTCTCCCTCTAATACAGTATGTCCGCCTAGATCTAAAATATAGCTTAGTGTTTTTTCATCTTTTAATGGAGCTGAACTTAATGATAAGGAATACCATTTTGCAGTAAATTTATGTAAAGATTGAGGGTCATATATTTTTATCTATCTATCTTTATTCACACGGTCACCAATTTCCACGCCGTCTTTGTTAAATAATTCGATATATTGACCTCCCGCTATTCTAGCGATTGTAAGTATATTATAATTTCCCATAATTTCACTCCTTTTATCTCAAATTTAAAATAAGAGCAGGAATTATTTATCCTGCTCTTGATTATATGGGCTAGTAATTGTAGCCCTTTTGTTGATTTCTTCCATCATTGTTTTTGCCCAACTATTGCCGCCTCGTGCAGCATAGATAGCAAAGCGTGCATTTAACACTTCTAAATCTTGGTAGTCAATAGAATGGCCGAGCTAAACCACTCTAACCCAAGCTTTCTTTATATCGTGTTTAATATTTAAATTGTCAGACTCAGACAAATTCTTAATCTCTTGGCGCAAAAGCCCAATCTATTCTTGCTAATCTTTCATAATCTATTCCAAATCCGTTTCACGCTTTTCAAGTTTTTGCATAAACTCTTCGCCTTCACAAAAGCGTTCTTCTATTGCTTCATCTTCTTCTGCGGCTTCATAACCTGCTTCAAAAGCTTCTTGCTAATTGGATTTATGTTTCTTAATAAGATTAACAATCCATGTCACTCCCTTAATAATCATAGGAATGCATACACATAAAACTAATACAACAGTTGTAATAGTATATGTTGTTAAAAGTGATGTCATTAGATTTACTCCTCCTTTCTAAAGGTTATTATCGTTTCACATTATAATATAAAAATTAGATTAAGAGGATTATATAAAGTTGTCCTTATGGAAGAAAGGCGGCAATTGTTTGCCGCCTTTTTATTAATCAAGAGGTTTTGTAACTCTTACTTCCGCTGTACTATTGGTTTCATCATTTGGATCTCTAATCACAATAGAATAGGAGACTTCACTCATATAAGGTTCCCCTTCAAAATATACTCCATCAGATAACATTACGTATCCATAAGAAAGACTTCCCAATTCAGTTTCAGTTTGAGAGCCTCCATCAACATCACTCCAGGAGGCATAAACTATTGCGTCCGATCCATTATATTCTTCTGTTGAATAGTTTGAAACATAGATATAACCATCTGTTGTCATTGAGGCATCAGGATTACCGGAATAACTTGGCGTAGTAGATCCTCCTCCGCCCTGCCCAAAAGGCCAAGTAAACTCAATTGAAGTAGTATTCCAAATAACATCAGCGGGTATATTTTCATATGTAGTAACAGTTAATATATAATGATTATCATAAGCATAATCAGTATGTAAATCTGTAGCTAAGAAAGCAAAAGAAGCGATATCTGGAGTGTTACCATTTGTTGGCGCGCGCCAATCAGAGACAACTGTTTCGCTAAGAGTATCATTAAATAGTGTGACAAGTGCACCTTCTATATATAAATCAGATGAAGAATAACTATAATTTACATTAAATCTAATATCATCGCTTAGCTATGTTTTAGATAGAGTGGCGGAAATCCAAGCATCGAAGACGTCGCTACTAAGATATTCCACATAATCGCTTGAGCCATCTATGGTACTATCAATACTTTGAGTATAGGCAGAAACCCCTACTTTATATAAAGCACCGTTTGTCATATAAGAAGAGAAATCATGAGTATATATAGAATCATCATACGTCGAATCATATACTAAATACTCTCCTGCCTCATTATATAATGTCCAATAAACATCATTGGCAGACGCAGGAGTAAAGCCAGTGTAAATTACAGTAGCAATACCTGAGCTATTTAATGTGACTGAAACCGCCAGTTCTGGTTCTTCCCCACCATTTCCTGAATAAGTAATTGTATTACTTTGAATATCCTGTACTATTACATAATATTGATTGCCAGGAGTCATATGAGAAGAAAAATCCACTGGAGAGAGTGAAGCATTTACAGTATGAATCAATTCATCTGTCTCTGCATTGTATAGATACCAGTCTGGATCTGTAGTTATATTGCTTGAAGCGATACCATCTTGCGATAAAGTAACAGTGATAGCTGGCCCTGAATACGTAATGGTTTCACTTCTATAAGTCCCATAATCAGGATCTGCCGATATCGAATTAACTTCAACATAATATTGATGTCCTGTTATCATATATTCAGACAAATTTCCACTTCCAACTGGGCCTGCAGATATTATAGTTTGAGATTCTTGTGTTGTAATATCATACAAAACCAAAGTAGCATCGCCAGTAGAAGGAGTTAAAGAATAATCACCATTAGTATTTAAAACAACTCTATATCTTGTCGGAACATCAGCAATATAAATTTCGTTTGATTTAGCACTATTATATTGAGTATAACCTTCATCGCTATACCAGCCTATTGTGGCATAATAAGTACCGGTCGAAAAAGTAGGCGGTGGCTAATCAACCCAAGAGCCAGTATTTAAAAAATCAAAAGGAACAGTGCCGTCTGCACCAAAAATACTACCAAAATATTCCCCATCCTTATATAAAGTTAAATAAAGATCACCATAATAAACAAACCCTTCTGAAGCAGTTAAAGACAATGTTTCATCTAAAGTAAATATTGGTAACTCAGAACTAGTTCCTTCAAGCTCTTCTACAATTTGTTCAAGGCTCCATAACATATCGGGCTCTTCTGTTCCATATTTTTTATATCTCGCCGCGACTGCTATTCCTTTCATATAATCACCAGGTGTGGTGGGAGTATTTTCGTGAGAAAGATTATAGTGAGAAAGAAGAGCATCGTGAATACCTTTAATACCCGTATTGCTTAAAGAAGGGATATCGTTACTAGCCTCCACATAGATTTCAACAGTGGTAGCATAATCTTCAACATATAAATAATGTCCTGCTGCATTAAGTTCACCGTAATATAGATTACTAACAATATTCATTGAAGAACCTGGTATAAAATCTTCAGAAGGAAGATATACATTATATTGCGCCCCATTAAGAAGAATAACTAAATTCTAATCAAAAATATCTGCATCTGGAGAGTAATAATTATAAGCAGTTCCCCACTCATCAATATATAAGGGCTCCATATTTGTTTCTTCTAAAATAACCTTATTTGTGGAGGGGGTAGAGCTTATCAATTTTTCTGTTGCATTCACTAGACGCACCCAAAGTGCGTCTAGTGTTTCATTAGTAAAATATGTTCCCATATTACCACGCTCCGTTCAATAAGGCCTCTTGTAAATAACCATAGGTAATTGCATCAGAAGATTTAGAGGGCTTAGAATACCATTTTCCGTCACTATTTGTAGCTTGAACACTTGTTCTAGGAATAGTAAAGATATTTCTTTCTTTTCTATTCGCACTACCTGGTGCTTCAAAATTACCGCCTCCTACCACAACAACATCATCATCAGTTGCGGTGGCATCATTGGAAATACCTAATACTGTTTGATAGCCTTTTGTGGTGGTTAAATATCGGCCAGATACTAATGTGTATTCATGTCCTTGATTAACAGTATTGTTACTACCAATAATCATTGTTTTATTAGAGGCATTAACTTTATTGTCGTGTCCAAAAATGCCTATATTTCCACCAGCTGTAATAGTATTATTCTTACCTGCAATATAAGTAGCAGAAGCAGCAGAAGTAATAATGCGACCATTTGTTGTAACTTCAAAAATATTAGCGCGCTACGCAGCTGCATCACCAGAACCCCATCCAATAACAAAGGGGCTTGTTGTAGCTGCATTATATTTGCCTAAAACGGTTTGATAATTAGCTCCTGCCTTTAACCAAGTGCCACTAAGGAGAACTGCAGTAAATGCTGTACCAAGATTGCCATTATCTTGATAACCAATATTATTAAACTCACCAAAAATAGCGCTGCTAGTTCCATATAACTTATTTTGGGCACCACTTGCAATATTATAATTACCGGTAAAAACATTTTTCCAGCCGCCAAATATATTCTAATTACCTTGAATTTTATTAGCTTTGCCGCCACCAAAGGAAGCGCTGCCGCCGCTAATAATATTGTCCTGTCCAGCAAGGAAATTAGCTTTATCATCAATGGAGCTAAATTTAATATCATTATTTAAGTTAGTGATAACATTATAACTACCCAAATTAGAACAGAAACGACCTAAAATTATAGAGTGTAAACCATTAGAAAAGTTATCGCCACCTGAAATAATATTTCCATAAACACCACGGTTACGAGTACCAAATAAAGTAGCGCCGTCACCACCTGCAGCATTTCCTCCACCTGCTAAGAAAGCAGACCCCGCTGAACCATAGTTAGTGTCACCAAAGACATTTGTGCCTTGGAACAATTCTGTTGTTTGATATTTCAATGAGCCATTAGAGTTGCCGGCATCAGTGCGAATGCCATATACTTTAGATATATCTAACTCATTTAATGAAAAAAGCATATATGGATCTAAAAGAACCACCGAATTATCTGTTTCTAAGTCATAAATTTCCCAAATATTAATTTCACTATTATTAGTTATTACATTGCCACTTACTACGAGATCTATTGGGCCATCAACAATAGCCCAAGCGGATTTAGCAATGGTAAAACCTACTTTTGGCTTCTTTGGCACCCAAAAAATACAATCTGCCCAAACGGCGCGGTTCGTTCCTGTAGGACAAGTTGCCCAGAAATCAGCAGTATTAAAAGTTTTAGAACGATTATTACCGCCTTTTACAGTGCAAGAATAACTAATTACATTACCCTCAACAGCAGTAATAGTACCTGCAAAACCATAGTGAGCAACATGTTCTGTGCCATTTGCATTAGGAACTATCGTAGAACGAATAATAGAAAACTCATCGTCTTCAGCATATCCTTCTGTATCAGCAAAATTTGCATATGTAGTACCTGTTCCAAGAATAGCTTTTTTATATAGCTAAACTGTATCAAAAACCCAATAAACATTTTCTGCCGTCTCTAACCACCATTCATCTACTTGCGGAGTTGTAGTAATTGATGTGCCATCATATAACAAAATGCCCGAACCATAACTGTTAGAAACATATGTATATGGTATATTAACTTCAAGATCTCTAAGATAAAATCCGTCTCCAGAAGTAGCGTGCGCTCCGGCAATATACTCTGACTCTAACGCTGGCGCTAAAACATTAGTGGTCTTTAGATAAATCTTACCAGTTTTAGTTTCCGCATTATGCTCAATAGCCTCAATATAGAATGCTTTAGAGCCTGCAGTTACATCAACGCCCATAGCGGTAGAACCTTGGGAGATGGCTTGTGTATTTACACCAGAAGTTAATGTGCCTTCAGCTTCTCCTTGTGAAATATCACCAGGTAATTCAACAATATCTCTACTGCCGTCACTACCAACAAGAATAAGCTTACCTGCTTCGTTACCTTCTGTGCCAAGGATAAGGTCATAAGTAGCGCCAGTACCTCCGTCTGCATCTTTCCCATCCTCACCATTTGTCACTGTAAATGTAGAAGTTGTATTATCCGTATAAGTAATAGTATAAGTATCAACCAAGCCAACTGTTTGAGTTTTAGCGATTGATTGGATGCCACGGCCATCTGCTCCGTCTTCACCATCATTACCATCCCCGCCTGGCGCACCTTTTAAATTTTTAAAAGCAAAATTAAAAGTGCGAGCAGACTCGGTTCCGCCAAGAGTAACTGTAACATTAGGTGTACCAACATTTGCATCTACCGTGGCAGTTGCACCAGTAATAGTAGCATTTGTGCCGTCATCGCCTTGAGGACCCTTAATATTCTAAGTCGCAGGGGTAGTTCCATCAACAACAGAACCTAAGCTCCAGGAAAGATCACCGTTTGCCGCAACGCTAGGCGTAAATACTTTAAGCTCAATATTTTCAATTTCTTCTTTTACTGCATTATCAGCAGTATCAATATAATCTTTAATCTTTTCATCATAATGAGATAAAAGACCAAGATTGATTAATTTTTCATTAGTAGTGCTCATTATTGCACCTCCTCTTGAGTAAATAAACTATCAATATCATCCTCTGTTGCGATATTTTCAAGCTTTGTCTAGATTTCTTTTAAGGTATCAAAACTTTCTCCTAAACCCGAACCCTTAAGTGCTTTATCATAAGCAGCAAGCACATTCATATCAACTAATTTATCACTGCCTTCAATCATCTTGCCTTCAGTAATTTTAGTACTATCCGCTCGGAGAGAGTCGTCAATATTGACTTTCATTTTTAATTCATTTGGTAAAGCCATATTTCAAACCTCCTTATGGATAATATACAGCATCTGTTGTTTCTGTGTATTGGACACCATTAATAGAGAATTCAACTACTGCATAACAAACATAGCCAGAAGCATCAGTAGAAATATCATATTTTTCTTCAAAATCAATTTCCGCAACTCCGCCTCTAGAAATAGTAGATACAACCGGGCCATAGACTCCGTCTCCATAGCCATAACCATATAAAGTTGCTTTCCATTGATTATTATCAACGGCAACTCCAGAGCCAAGACTTAAACGAACTACCCCATTTCCACCTCCCCAATTAGTGCCCTTAGAGGGAACAGAATATTCAACTCTGTCAGTGCAATATAAGACATCAAAGCTAATTTCTACATCAAACAAACTATTAATATCTGCATCAGTAGCATAAATATGCTTCTAATCAACATAATGTTTAGTAGCAACATCCATATCGCCAATAGGATCGCTACCAATTGTTACAGTGCCTTCTTTATATACAATCATAGCATTTTTATGTTCATCAGTAGAACCACTACCAACAACAAGAATGCCACCTGTTTTACTTTCATCATTATAACTACCAATAATTAATTGATTATCTCTTGTTGCAGTTAATCCCAATCCCATTAATACAGAACGATTATGATTATTAATTGTATTTAAACGACCAAGAGATAAACAGTTCTCAGAATTAGTAATAGTAGTTGTACTACCAATAATCATATTATGCTGGGCCTTATCTGCGCCTGCCTCTGGATCATCACCAGTAATAATGTTATCACCGCCGCCATTAATAATACTATTATAATTACCAACAATAGAAGAATTAGAGAAGTCACCAGATACGAAATTCGCTTTGCCCTTTACTTTAGTTTTAACATCTGCAAACTCACCAGTGCCAGTGATTACATTATAATTACCTTCAATTTCATGATTTTTACCACTAATGATATTGTAAGTACCTTTAACAAGATGCAAAGAACCATCAATAAGGTTATAAGAACCAGTTACATCAAGGCTGCTACCAATCATTAAGTTACCAATAGACTCTCCTGATTCACCGCGTCTTAAATAATCGGTACCACCATTGCCAACCACAATATTGCCAGAACCAGTAATATTTTTTGAACCTTGATGTCCAGCAAGTAAGTTACCAGAGCCAGCTACTGTAGTAGTACCTTTGCCAAAAATAGCATTAGCATCGCCAGTAAGAGTATGAGAATAATTCTTTTGAACAGTGTTAGTACCGTTTCCTTCAATAGGGAGATTAATATCTAAGTTTTCCAAGTCTTTTTTTGTTGCGACTGGATATAAAGTCATAGACTCTTGATCTAATACTTGTAATATACCATTTTCCCAAGAAGTCTGAAGACAAGGTACTCTAATGCCCTCATATAAATCTGTTTTAACTTCAGTAATCCAAGTAGTTTTTACTTCAACCATATCTTGAGATTCATCATCCCATTTAGAAGAAAAATGACCATACGGGAGCTACCATTCTCCATCATTATAAAATAATAAGCCAAATTCTCCAAATTGACCAAAAGCAGAATAGGTTTTATTAACATTTAAATCTACTAATGAAATAAATTCTTCTCCTGCCCCAGCTGTAGAAAATTCACTTGATTTAAGAAACTTTGATCCTTCTTGAGCAAATAATATTTGTAAATCTTGATTTGTTAAAACTGTAGTATTATTTTCAGAAATCATACCATGTAAAAATGGTAAATCATTTGGGGTATTTTTTCCATCACCAAGTTTAACACCATACACAGTATCATTATTATCTCTATAAAAAATAGGCTCGCCAAGAAGAGGAATAAAACCATTTTGGGATGCGGTATCCCAATGTTCAGGGGTATCATTCTTCATCTAAATGCGAGTCTTTAACTCTTTGTTAGACATATCATGTCCTCCTTTAAAATTATCATTCCAAATTTTCGGGGACTAGGTTGGGCCATCATTCCAGGCCCAACCCGTCTCTTATTTAATTGTATGAAAAGTTTTGACTTTTGTCAAGTCTTTAGGCGCGGGACCCAGGTGAAGCAGCTTAACCTAGGCCTATCGCATTATTTATTAGATTAAACGTTTACAGTAGCACTTCCGCAATTGAATACCCAAACTTCCGCATCCTCAGGAATAGTGCCATCTTCGTTTTTATAATCGACGCAAGCCTTTGTCTAATGTGCGCCAACTGCGTGGTCTGCGATTTTTGCAGTAGTAACTGCTTTATCTTTAATCTCAAAAGAAATAAGATTTCTACCATACGCATCAACATCCCAACCGCCAGCTGCCGAAAGCGTGTCGCTATCTGCTACACCAAACAAAGTTTCGTTACCAATATTTACACCATAGCGTGCTCCGAGGCCTTCGTAACTTCCAGATTCTGCAGGGGCGCTTTCTGGTTCACGTAGACTCGCTCCATCTACAAAATCAATATCAAGTCCAACTTGCAACCAAGAGGCGGCATCATTATCAGCAGTGTTTGCATTATCCGCCGAAATTGTTACGCCATTACCAGCTCGCATCTCGACAAGCTAGTCCTCGCCATCAACAGTAAGTTTAAATCCGGGAATTGTTGGAGCGTCATCAGCATCCTTTGTAACAACGATACCTGCTTCAAACGAAACGGATTCAACCGCACCAATATCTGCGGGAGTAGGAAGATCGGGAATTTTTACAGTTGTAGTTGTTTTTTCAATGATATGACCAAACTTATCAGTTTTAACTACCGGAATATTAAAGGTTTCACCATGTGCAGGAGTTTGTGCAGTATTAGGTGTTGTTTTTCCTTCTATGGCACCGGTAGGAACGGCGTGTTTAATTTGACGATTAGCGGAAAGGTCGCCGCCACCTTCAAGACCGTCAGTACCAGTAATAGTAACAGTTTTCAATGCATGGCTACCAGCAGCACTTTCATTACCAAGCTCTACCCATTTACCACCGCTATAAACATATTCAGTGGCATTCGCAGTATTTAAATATACATCACCATTTGCCAATGCTCTTTCATTAGCGGTGCCAGCAAAAGCTTTTGTGGGAGCTGTGGCATAAGCGCCAATAAAGTGCATAACAGTATCAAGACCGAGATCCGCTGCTGTTAATATACGAGAAGTAATGGTTACTTCACCATTAGCATTTTGACTCCAAGTACCAAGAACCTCTGCGCCAGTAAGAGTTCCACTTTTTTCGGCCTGCTTGGTCTTATAGTCGCCAAGATCTTGATCAGATTCAGTAGCAGTCTTAACTCCTGCAATGTGGCCCATATCATCAACAAGAACTTCAGTCACATAAGTACGACCAGTGCCGCCAGTTTTTACCACTGCTGCATTGCCTGTTGTGGGTGCATCTTGGTGATTAAGCGTAATGGTGCTATCAGTATCTTGATTTACATTGAAAGTACCGCCAGTAGTAAGACCTTTGCCTGCTTCAATGGTAATATCGCCATCGCCAACGGCAATTTCGCCAGGAAGCTTAATTGTGTGAGTAGTTTCACCATTAAACTCAGTATGACCATATTTATCAACAGAAAGCTTAGGAATTTTTACAGTGATTTCTTGACCTGCAGTAGTTAAATTGCTATCTGTATCAGTTGTAGTACCCGCTTTATTGTATTCTTTATGTTTGCCATCAATAGTTATATCACCAGTAGTTTTATCAACTGTAAGAATTACAATATCATCATCAGTAGGTGTTAAACTATTAACTGCATCTGCGCGAGTAATTGTAAGTTTATTGTTTACATAAGTAAAGTCTGTTACAAATTTACCCGTACCTTCATCAACTACTTCAATAGGAAGTGCAGGGAAGTCGGCCCAATCAGGAGTTGCTTTCTTAGCCCAAGCATAAACATCAGCAGCAAGGCCCGATACCCAAGGAAGTGCATCAAACTTGTGAGAGCCAGTACCAACCTTCATCAACAAAGGATGCTGATTTGCGGTTGCAGTGGGATTAGTTTCAGCGTTAGGAGCAAGGGTTACAATAGCAACTTCGCCAGCTTTTAAATATTTTGTGGGATCGTTACCATTAAACGCACTACCTTGCCAATTAGACAATGTGTCATATTTAAGTTGAATTCTTGTATTAAGAATTTTTTCAGCCATAATTAAAATCTCCTTTTAATTATTAAAATTTCACGCGGCAAACGCCGCTTTAAGTGGAACAGGGCTCAGAGCAGAGAGCCCTGTTCTAGGTTTTTATTTATTAGGCTTGTACGCCAGTGCTGGCGCTACCGCCATTGAGAACAAGTTCAAGACTACCTTGAACAAGCTTATCAGTGCTTACTTCGCCAAGTCCGAGAGTACCATCAGTAGCGACAGTAACCTCAGTAGAAGCCTTGGGTTGAACAACGGTTGCAAGCTGATCGCCTACATAGTCAGCTACATAAGCAGTAACCGTCTTATGCTCGTTGCTCTCGCCAATACCAGCAAGGATAGAGGTATGAGCATTAACTGTATTAGTTAAGCCAGCTGCGCCAGAGATATCATTCTTAATGAAATCGGCGATCTCTTTAAGAGTATCATAGTTTGGATCGGCGCCAGCTACAATCTTCGCGGTTTCTTCGGCAGCAATTGTTCTTACGGACTTACCAGTGTCGCCAGTGCTATCAGCGGTTACACCATTGAGAACATCAAGAGCAACCTTATTTGTCGCAATGTCAACAACTGCGTCAGCAAGAACGCCAGACTTAGTTTCTCCTTCAACCTTATAGATCGCATCTACTCTTGCATTAGTAGCATAAGGAGTAAAGTCAATCGTATCGGCAACAGCCTCAATAGCTGCATAAACACCGGTTGCGGCAACGCCCTCACTAGAAGGAGCGCCGATTGCGGCCTTGCGAGCATTTTCTTCTGCTTGAATAGCAGCAGTAAGAGCAGGAAGATCAACAGTGTTGATAGTATTAATAGCAGCTGCGTTTGCCGCGATATCTTTGGTCTGTTGACCAACAGTGCCGCTTAATGTGTTAAACTCAATTGCATGAGCGGCATCGTGAGCCTCAAGAGCACCAATCTTGCCAGCAAGAGTAGTCTCAGAGGTTTCGCCAAGAGTACCAACAAGAACCGCAAGATCATTGACAGCTTTGGCGTTTGCCTTAATAGCAGCGTCATTCGCATCAATGCGGCTGTCCTTGGTGTAGTCAGGAGTATATTTGCCTTCATTGTCAGTCCAAGAAGCAACCTTTTCTGCGCCATAGATCTCGGTGTCATTGGCTTTCTTATAATCGCTAAGAGCAAGAAGCACGTCTGCAGCAGACTCGCCGCCGGTAAACTCCTTAATCTTATTTGTAATAGCAGTATCGGTCTCGCCCTTTGTATAAACTTCGCTCTTTGCGTAAGTGTCAACAACTACATTAGCAGTCTTGCCATCTTCGCTATAAGTTACACCTTCATCAACATTCTCAGAGGTATGAGCGATAGTAACTTTTTCGAGCTTCTTAGCAAGTTCACCGTTTACAGTTTCAGCAACTGCGTAACCTGCATCAGCAATTTCTTGCTTGGTTGCATAAGTGTCTTCAACTTCAGAAGCCACTGCATAGCCCTTGTTATCAATCTCAGTTTTGGTATAGGCATCGGTAATACCATAGCCCGCAAGAGTTGTTGCCGCAACAGCGTAATTCTTGCCGTCAACCTCGCCCTTAGTGTAGTAATTTGCTAAATCAGCATCATCGACCTTACCAGCAAGGGCGGTATTAAGGTCTGTAGTTGTGGTATAGTTTGCGAACTTACCATCGACAGCTTCTACCTAAGATTTAGTGGCATAAGTATCGAAAGGTTTCTCCTCAAGAGTCTTAACTCTACCTGCGAGAGTAGTGAGGTCTGCAGCCTTAGCATAATCACCAATCTTAAGAGCGTCAATAGCAGCGGTTACATACTCGCTAACCTTTTGGTCGCCAGTATCAACTTTTGCCTCAAGAGCATCAAGATCAGCAATTAAAGTGCTAATCTCAACATCGTCATGGGTGTTAATGTAATTAATTAACTCCTGAAGTGAATCAAGAGCAGCTTCTGTGCCCGTGCCGGTTAAGAAGGCGTCAACTCTTCCCTAAAGTGCTTCAAGATCAGTTTGAGCAGCTTTCTTAGCAAGCTCAGTATTAACCTCTTCTTTTGTATAGGCATCAGTAATGCCATAGCCAGCGAGGGTGGTAGCTTTATCAGCCTTGTTTGCAATACCTGTAGTAATTGCATTATTTACATCGGTGGCGGTTTGATAACCTGCATCCTCAAGAGTCTTAACTCTACCAGCAAGTGCGGTATCATTATAAGCATCAGGAACAACGATTTCAACATCAACATTTGCACCATCTTTTGTTAAGTGATACTTAGTCTCAGTCGCGCCCTCTGTACGCTCATCTTTCTTAATAGCATACTCAGGAACATCAGGGTGAACAACCTTAAGGTCGTAAACAAGACTCGTATCTGTATCAGTAGTTTTCTCAATGATTACAGAATTATCAGAGCTTGTGAGAGTAGTAATTTTATTACCGTCACCTTGTACAACAGCGGAGATCGGAACCCACTCAAGAGTACCATCTTCAGCTTTACGAGGGAGGTAACCAGTGGTAGCATCACCAAAGCCGTAGATGCTAATTTGACCATCAGCAGTAACTTCAATAGTCTTAGCATCGCCGCTAGGAATAATGCCAATTTGCTTAAGTGTTAAAGCAGTGCCTTCAGCATTTTGGCTGAGCACACAAGCGGTCATAGAACCGTCTGTTTCTGCATAAGCAATTACTTGACCAGGATATGCTTTACTGTTAGAAAGATAAGCCTAAGCATCAGCCTTGGTCTGGAATACTGACCATTGATCAAGAGGAAGTCCATTAGAGCGGTCAAACGCAACGCCCGCAGACCATTTCGCGGCCTTAGGACTCAGTAATTCAGAAAAGAAATTTTCATTCATTGTAGCCATAATTCATTCCTCCTTATTACATTGTCCAAGTAATGGTAGTTGTACCATAGTCAGAACCATTGTGAATGTAGTAAACCTTGTAGACAACATCTACGCCATTGAAAGTCATGGTAACATCAGCAGCCTCTCTTACAGTGCAGTCAATGTTGTTAGCATCCTTTGCCTTACTCATTGTGTAGCCATAAGTTTTAGGATATGCGATGTAATATTGTCTCCAAGCCTTCTTAGCAACAGCCTTGGTCATCTTTGTCTTATTGTAAGCAGTAGAGCCAGTAATAGTAGCATTAGTATTTGTACTACCAGACTGAGGTGCGCCAAGAGCCTGTAATTTACTAGCTGTAACATTTGCATGATCAGCAACTGCATCATCAGCATAAGTGAAGCCCTGGTAAATAGGATAATACCACATGTTCAGGGTTGCGCTTGCTTCATCAGTAGTGCCATCAGCGTATTTCTGAGCAGGATAGATATTCTTAAGGTTAGATACGGGGTGGCCGCAGTTCACATAAGAAATCTTAGCCTTAATAGTTTCAGCAGAAGGAGCCGTTGTCTTCTTAGTAGAAGCAACGGAGTAGGTGTTGCCAGATTGCTCCACACCATTTACATAATATTTAGAAGCCTCTGCGCCAGTACCGTCGTTAGTCACAACAGTAACAGCCTTTGTGCCGGCTTCGATACCAGTCTCATTCTTACTAGCGACATAACCATAACCATTGTCATAAGCGCCTTTGCTAAGAGAAAGAGTTACAGTCTGTGCAGTAGAATTGGCGCCAACTAAGAGATAAGTATTCTTAGTAGCAGTGATCGAAGTGCTAGGCTTAGTATTTTGAAGATCAGTAGAAATTTCCTTGGTGAATAAGGCAGAGAATACATCCTCGATAGATGTACCAGCATCAATCACATCGCCCTTGCGATAGTTGCCAAGACTTGTGATGTCATAATATTTCTTATCAGCAGTATCATACACCTGGCCATAATCACCTGCGAGTACAATCTCAGAGGGAAGGAATACATTTGCAGCGGAATAATTACCATCCATTGCTGCCCATGCAGTGCCATTCCACACGTAAGCAGTGTGAGATTTGATGTCACCATTGATCACGGAGCGAACGATTGCCATATCGCCCACAACAACGCCGTCTTCAAGATCTTCGACAGTACCATCAATAACTTGAACACCATTGGTTACAGTAGAAAGATCATTAGCATAGGAAAGCTCGGCCCAAGTGCAGAGAACAGGGGTTTTGCCGTCTGCTTCAAACTGAAGCACGCCCTCTGCATTTACCTTTTGCTTACCAATTTTAAATAAACCAGTATCGGTTTCAATGCCCATTTCGCCAACCTTAAGAGTAGCAGTATCTTTTACTAACTCCCAATTGGCCTTAGTGTCATTTCTTAATACAATTCTCGTATTAATCTGTGCCATTTGCATTTCCTCCATTTATAATTGTTATATCCACTGCGGGAGCTCCACCATAGGAAATATAATCCTGGGCTTCTTCATCCCAACGCTGGATACTTTTGTCATTTTTTACATAATAAGTTGTATTTTCATCACCAGTGGCAGGAAGTTCAGCTTCTGTCTCAACCTCTACATCGAGGCTGCCGCCGCCAGTTAATTCAATACTATCAATTTGTCTTTGAAGGTCTTCTACATCAATTATATCGGCAAACTTACGCCAATTGCTTTCAATAGAATAATCCTTCACCAATAGCATATAAACGCCATTGTTTTCGGGAGTATCTGCGGCGACCGCCACAATCATTCCCGCATACGTCCATACGCTGCCGTCAGTTTGTGCCCAAGTTGCTTTAGTAGTCAAATCAGACTTGAGCTATACGAGCATTCTCGCGTCAAAAGGTCCGGCAACCTATGGCTCGTAATTATTCGAGGTTTTAAATATACCTTTATATCTTGCCATACGCGGCCTCCTTACTCAACATAAATGCGTAATTCACGCGCTCCTACTTCGAGATAGTTATGCGTGTATAAAGTGTAATCTGTTGTCTCTCCAAGAGATTCTCCTGTAACTGTGGTTGTATCAAAATATGTTAATGATACCTCCGCGGTTTCTCCTCCAAGCCAGTTCCACTATTGAGCTAAGTCATCAAAGGTTTTAACGCCTATCACCTTAAGATCATTAGATACCGAGAAAGACTATCTTTCTCCCGTTGCCTCTGTTGCAAACAAAGCTGCATATCCTTCGCCATCTTCGTCCTCAAACCATTCAAATTCTATCTCTTTGCCTTCATCGCAATAGATAGGGTAAGTTGCGGCGATCGATAGCTGATTGCCGATTATACCTGCAGGTAGTGGGGAGTTAAAGTTTTGCCCAATACTATTTAAAGGCTGCTCGCCTTCGCTATACGAAACGCTGTAGCCAACGAAATTTTCAGACGCGGTGGGTGTGAATGAAAATTTAAAATTATAAGTAGTATTGCTCGTTTCAATTAACTCATCTGCAATTGAAAAGGAAATTGGAAGACCGGCGCGGTAGCCGCTTGTTCCATAGGCTGGGTCAATTCTTCCTCGATCGAACACCAATGCGCCTTCGAGAGTCGCTTCGCGCCCGATGATTAAAGGTGTTTTTGTGCTTAACTCAATGCTTAAACTTGGAGCAGTAAGGGTGGGGCTTACTACGCCGAAAAGCATCATAAGCAAAATCTCTTCAGAAGTCTTGCCTTCAATTAAAGAAGGATCAGTTAGTTTACCAATTGGGAAAAATCCTGTTAGTTCGCTAGTTCCTTCCACTGTCGGCATTTTGTTCGAAGCGATTTTTCCATTCGAACCAAGTAGCGATGTAGCGAGACCTCTTGCAATAATATCTATTGCCATATTAAGTCTCCTCCGTGCTAATCATTTGTCCGAATATTGACACATTTCCGCTCACTGACTCAATGCGCGCTCTAATCTCTCTAATGCCTACAATGCCTAGCTCATACATGCCAGACTTAGTAAAGCCGCCGCGGACCGGAGAAAAGTCGCTGAGATCAATTGCCGCAAGTGATACCCAGTCGCCCTTAGGGTTATTTCTTCCTTCGATGTGAAATTTACCATCTGAGAAGTCGCCGCTAATTTGGACTGCTAAAGTATCTGCCGATGAATTCGAAAATGGTTTTGATACAGTAGGAGTGTTCATACGCTTGAAAAATTCTGCGTTTTTCTGTATGATCATTTTGTGTAACCTCCTATCTATAAGAATAACTATAGGTTGAGAATTTTTGGTTCTTCAACCTATAGTTATATGAAAATTATGGGTTATGGATTAATTTAATTTGTCCTTAAATTAAGTATCTCTTGTGTATATGTTTGTTATTAGCCCATCTTTAATTTCTATATATAATGTATACCCATTTACTGCAGTAGCCATATAGTTCATGGTAAAAGTAGTAGTTTTATGGCCTCTAGTACCATCGCTAGAATATAAAATACCTTGAACTTCTTTCGCAGATACTTTTCCGTTTTTTAATTCAATATTACCTGAAGCATCTTGTATGAGTATACTAGCGTTGTTAAGTGTAAAGCCACCATTGATATTCTTAAAACCAAATCCAGATAAATACCATCCAGCCCCCTGCTCTTCTTGATATATTTCTGCATTAATCGATGAACCTTCTCCTTCTTTATAAAATGAAAATTTGCCATCTGCAAACTAAAAATATCCAGTAGATTTTTTACCTATATATAATCCATTTGCCCCGACTTTAAAATCAGTTCCTGTTAATCCTTCTTTAGATAAGGTCCAGGGTCCAAAAATTCCTTCCTCAGCATAAAATTTTCCATCATGACCAACTCTAAATTTTGAGTTTTCTCCGGGGGTATTGCCAGTATAAGCTCCTGCCCAAAATGCGTAAGCCTGACCACTGACTCCCATTCCGCACCCGGCTGTTGAATCATTAGATTTATATTCTAGCCACTTGTCTGGGTTAATTGTAAATCCACCAATCTTTCCGCCTTGGTCAGCATGAATTTCACCAGTAAAGATACCGTTACCGCGCATATATAATCCTTTTTCTTTAGTAATACTAAACACTGCGTTGCCAGTTGGATCGGTCGCAGAAATAATACCTTGCGCACCATCCCACATAAACATACCACTAGAAGGAGAAAACTTCCAAGAATAGTTTGATGTATTTATATTAGAGCTAACTAAAGAATCGTTAAAATCTGTCCATTTTGTAAGCCAGCTCCCAGACTCAAGTTTTACATTCTAAAACTAAATACTATTACTTCTAGTATATTCATTTAAAATAACAATTCCAATAGTGAAAGATTCGCTCATAGTAAAGCGCCAAGGGAAATTTTTTCTAGTGTAGTAGCCATCTCCTCCAACATAATTACTTCCCGCATAAGTAGTATTTTTGATAAACTTCCCTGCTAGTTCTGCTGCTAATTCTTCTCCTTCTATAGGACTTTCTGGTGCTACCCATTCTTCAACCCATTCTGGTTTAGAAGAAATAATAATTCTATGATTTGCAATCCACTATTGATCAATAATTGATTTTAAGTTAAAAGTGTAATTTCCTGCAGGAAATGTTCCTAAAATAATCGCCGATGTATTACTTCCACTAACAGATCCAGCTTTAATATTAATATTTTGACTTTGTATTGTTCCTTCTCTTTCGCAATTTACCAATTTTATATTTTCATTTTCAATAAGGTTTTTTTCTAAAAAGTCTCCATTAGCTGGTCGCCAATCAGTAGCAACTTCTCCTCGTTCTAATTTAGCCCAATGGAAAATAGTTTCTGCGGATTCATTACTTGGAAACATCCATAAATATAAAGCTGAATTATTACTTTCACCAACAACCCAATCAAAGGTTTTACTATATACTCGTTTTTCTCCTTTATTAGAACCAATCTAAATATGTGCCTACTCTCCCATGCTTGTCGAGCTTCCGCTATTATACACCAAAATCTAAGTTTTTTTAGAATCACTTGGAATAGTTAAGCAAACAGAAAGAGTACATCTCTCTCCTTCCTAAATATTCTCAGCCAATTTAAAACGAGCTAATTCATACTAGGTACTATTAATTTCAATATTTGAATTTAACAATAAATTAGGATTGGCAGCTGCAACAACTTTTTCAATTTCAACTCCGCCAATCTTGCCGCTAGTTGCCTCAATATGCCCTTTTGCAAACAAACTACCTGTCTTTGAATCAAGAGAGAATGTAGTATTGCCATGATTCATTCCAAGAATGCCTGTAAAATTTGGCGGCAAGGACTTTTCAAAATAAGCATTGTTACCAGTGCCTCTAATTACATAGTATTGACCTTCAGATCTACTTTCAGCTATATCGGACTAGTCTAAATAAAACTTATTTTTCTCAAGACTTTGAGCAGATTCTTCCTTTCCGTCAATAATCATTGTCTTATTATCTTTTAATCGATCGCATTTTACTATGATCTCGCTAGAGTTGGTGCCGGTAGGAACAATACTACCTAGCATTACACCTGTAAAACTATTGTCATTTTCTTTTTGACCAAAACCAGCTGTCGGCGCTAATACAGTATCATTAGTTTCATCTATCTTAATACTTGTGCCATCCCAGCCATTAATTGCGGTGTATTCAAAACGATTAGAAGAAAGAAGAATAGGAATTCTTGTTCCGTCCTAAAGAATTAAAGTTTCATAAGGAATATCACCGTTATACTTTTCAAAAGTATCTTTCAAAGAAATAGTAATAACAGACTCTTCCTAAGTAGCTTTTAAATATTTCCCTTCCCAAGGTTTTACTCCAATAGTACTTGATCCTGAACCTAAAGTGATTGTAATAGGCAGTCCACTTGCAAGACGCCCAGACTATCCAAACACTACTTGTAAAGAAGTGGTTGGTTCTATGATAGTTGTGTCACCTTGAAGTTTAATAATTGGAATAGAAGTATAATAAGTCGAAGATGGGTCACCTGCTGCTTCATAAGTTGCGTAAAGAACTTTATGATTATTAATATCTGAAAAATCAGGAGCCTATTCACCTTCATTAATTTTCTAGTTATTTTCATAAAAATAAGTAATTTTAGAGGGCTCTACAATGCTATTATTAACTACATTTTTAACCAGTGCTGTTAAATTTGTAGTATTAATTGAGCCAGATTTTAAATATTCTGGAAAACTCGCACCGCCATTCATTGTAAATCTACATAAGAAATTGGTACCATTGGTTCCGGCCTAACCATTTTTAACAAAGGAAGGATCATATTGTCCGTGTCCAATAACTTCCTATGTTTCACCATCTTTCGTAAAACTATAAGTAACATCACAAGTAATTAAATTTTCAATATAAGTAGATAAATAAGGGGATTTTGCTACAAACTCTAAGACATTACCTGTAATTTTAATTTCTTTAAAAGCGCTATTCCCCAAGGCGCTTTTAATTGCTGCACCTGTTCCCTCATTACTCATTTCATTATTATTTATAGCTTGTAGCTAGACTTTATTTTCGCCCACTCCTAGATACCATTTAAACTCACACTCGTCTGCCGTAGGAAAACTAATATTACCAGTTTGATCATGATAAGTTAAATAAGCGGTAATAGTATGTGAAGGAGCTTGATTGTTGGGCCACGTTCCATCTTCTTTAATTAAAAACAAAGATTGTCCAACTAAATCTACTATTAAAGTATTTGATTCTGCATCCTATGGTGCCGGGCGCGAATTAATAGTAGTTTCATGACTAACAACAAAGAAATTCGTATCAGTATAGATCTCACCTTTCCAAGTGTCATTATGATCAGCAGGCACTACAATTGTAATTGAACGATAAGTGGAGCCGTTACTTGCGCCAGACTAGGTTTTTTGTAATTCGTCATTTTTATACCAAGCATATTGTAGTATATCTGTTGGCCACTCATAACCTTCTTTAACTCCAAAAGCCAATGACTAATACCATTTATCCTTATTTTCTCCAGTGCCTCTATAAATATCTCCAATTTGAAAATCAATTTTATAACTACTAGAACTATTGGTAATTATTTCTTCTTCTGTTTTCGCATTTGTCGAATTTATTTTATGAGATACTTTACATTGTAAAAAGCTCTTAGGCATAAAAAACGCATCAGCTTTAATCTTTAACTAATTTGGTTTTGATGCAATCTACTCTGCCCAACCTTTTTTAATTACCCGAAATGATTTTATATAGCTATGTAAGGTATTGATTGTGCTACTACCTGGCTTTAAATAAAAAACTGCATTAGTTAAATATTGCAGATATACTGTTTCACGAGTTCTTTCTGGGCTAGGGCGAACAACATTGTTCCATACTATGTCACTGCTAAGTATAATAGCTTCAACATTATTTCCTGGTTTAAATAATGCAGTTTCTCCATCTCCGCAAGAGACCCCAAGTTTAGTAATATTAGAGTCGTTTGCAAGAGAATATAGATTAGTTAAAATATATTCACCATTTGCGCCACCCTTATAATATTGCTTAGTTTCCTTGCTATAATAGACTAAATTCTCAGTTGAATTATCAGGAAAGGCCTGTATACGCTCAGAGTCGCCTTCTGCCTTAATTACTTTATCATATATCTATGATTCAATAATTTTTGTAGGCATATAAACAACTGAATCAACGCCTTTATACTATTTAATCTTCTTTTTCTCACTATCTAGATCCCAATCAACAGTAGTTCCGCAGAAAGCTGCTTCAGACCAATCAGGAGCCAACAATCTTAACGCTGCGCTATCTTCTAGGGTCTTTAAATACCATTGATAATTATAGCTATTAAGCTCTGTTTCATTTTTAATTAAGATACCATCTTTACGCAAAACTGTCTCAAATATTAAATTATCGACCTCGCCTAATTCCTTTCCCTCTAAAGGGATGATAATATTATCTGATCCGTTTACAAAACGCATAACTGCTTCAAGACCATCTTTGCGGTCAACCATGCGACAGCCATAAAAAGTAAAAGAATTAAAAGTAATCGAACTTCCTGCAGGAATATTCTCAAAGAATAATTCAATTTTTAATAATTCTAATCCTTCAATTGCGTCAGAAATAGAAAATACTTTTTTCTAAGGCTCTCCAATCAAATAATAAGGATTGCCAGAGAAATCATTTATATCTAGTGTTATCACCCCATCGTTACCAATAGAAAGACTATTAAATGTACATCTAATACCAAAGTTTTCCTCTCCAGTATAATTAGAAAATGTGGTAGTAATAGTTGTACCAATTTCAAAATAAAGAGAGCTATTAATTGCATTAGTAATTCTTTCTCCGTCTGTTAGCCCCAATAAATCTGTTGTTGGATTGTCTCTTCCAGCCTATCTTTCATATAAAACAATATTATTACCACTCCAAGACTATTGAGAATTTAACTATGCTAAATTTGAAGTTATAGTTTCAAATTCATTTTCGCTACTCTTTAATATCTAAGTAGATGCATCAATAGATGAAGATAAACCAATGATCTATAACTTTTGTCCAAAATCATTACCTGGCACAGTTACCCATACAATGCTTTGCACTGTATAACCAGTTGCTCCTTTTGCGGAATAGTTTGCACCATTATATGATACAACATACTCTGTAGCATCTTGCTAATTAACACTAATAACTTGAGCCTAGACAGTTCTATCAAAATTCTAACTTGCGGCGGCTGCATCTGCAATAATACCCATCGCCTCAAGCATTTTGTTGGCTAAATTGCCCATTTATCCAACCTCCTTTTATCTCTTTTTATATATTATATTTTGTTTTTTGTCAAAAGTCAAGCTTCTAAAGGGCGGCGATCATTATCTGATCGCCGCCATAGAATTAGATTATTTACGCTTGTTCTCGTAAATTTTCTAAGTGGCTAGATTGATAAGTTCATCGAACGCCGCTTCAATTTCATTCTTATCCGTTGCATTCGGGAACTCTGCAGTGATATGAACATTCTGTTCAAGCACTTCGCTCTCAGAATTATCAAATGTTTCTGCATAGGTTGCTTCAATATCTGCAAGCGTATTTGCTAACATTGAAGAAGAAAGTGCGTTTGAAATGCGTCTTACTAAATCAACTGCTGCAAGAATATTCTCAGTGTCCATTTTATTAAGGACGAGCTCTTTTTCATGAAGAATAGCAAGCTTTCCTTCGTCGCCCCATTCACCAGTATACATACCTGTTGCCGCACTTGCAGGAGCAGTCCATCCCCATTCACCAGTTTCTGCATTTTGCGTCCATGTAAGAGAAGTAAGTAAATCTTTAAGAGAGGTAGCAATTTCAGTACCTACCTTTTCTCCATCCCAGCCGGTGGTAGCGGTTAAACCATTTGTACTACCCCAAGTGGCCGTGCTCATGGCTGCGGCGATTTCTTCTACAGTAGCTTTTGCATTTTCAAGAGAAGTTGTCCATTCTACAGTAGCTGCATTAATTTCTTCCCAGGGAGTGGTTAAATTATTCAATTCAGATTCAAGAGAACTTAAATCCATGTTTTCAATAAAATCAGCTAAGCTACTAGTAGTTGCATCAACCGCATCTCCAAGCAAACCGAAGTCCTCTCCAAGCAACACCATTGAGTCACCAAAAGAAGAAGCAAGATTAGCTTTAATTTCATCATTATCTCCAAGAAGATTGGTTAATAAGCCATTTTCACCAATATATTCCTCTTTTAATAATGCCAACTAAGCATTTCTTTCATCTTGATTTGTAATCTGATTAATCTCAAGCAACTTCTCTTTATATTCTTGGTAATACTCTAAAGCAGTCTCAAGATTTGCTTTATATTCATCGGTGTCAAGATTATACAAATCTTGTTGAGCCTTATTAAGGGTTTCTTGCGCTTTAGCAATATTATCAACATCTGCAACATATTGATAGCTATAAGTACCGTCCACGCCACGCATTAAGCGCATCTTAGACTTATTAGCTCTAGCTTCTTCCAAAGCAATCTAAGCTTTTTCCACTTCAAGACGGGCTTCCGCGCGTTTTAAGTCATATTCGCTTAACTTATCTTTGTCTTCAAGCAACGCTAACTCATCATTCATTAAATCTCTTAATCGCTTTTGAGCTGTAAGACTTTGAGTTTCATTAATTGCGGTATCAAACTTGTTTTCAACCTTTTGCTTTTCAAATGCCGCATTAACGGGATCAAGATATTGATCGCCGCGTTTTTGAATCATATCCCACTGACTTTCAATATAATTCAAACTCTTTCCATCACCCCAGAGTTTTTCTTGTTCATCAAAGATTTCATTAATTGAATTTAAATACTGTTCTTTCAGTAATTCAATTTTTTGAGACATTTGGTCATAATACGAAGAGGTTGCACTTTCCCAGTTAGCTTTTGCGGCTTCATAAAGAGCAGAGTCTCCAGATGCGATTGCCGCAGTCATTTCATTTTGCCAATAGGAAACAGATTTTGCAGAGTTTTGGAGCTATGCCTCTACTGCAGAAACCTAACTCTCATAAAGATCAGCTAGCTCAGAGTAAGCATCTTCGCCTGCGGTTAATTCAATTAAAGTACGTTGATGCTCAAGCAAAGAGTTCATATGTTCATATTCTGAATTGATTTTTTCAATAGCTTCAAGTTGAGACTCATAGTTTTTCAATAACTCTTCAGTATGATTTTTAGCTACTACCAATGGCAATAAGGTATCATTAAATGCTGCCTTAATTGCGGTGGCGACTGCGGTAGTATCACTTTCTAGCGCCTCTAAGCTTGTATATCCAAATTTTTTAAGAAAGTCTTCTTTCCAAGCAGCCAACTCTTCTTCTGAACTAGCTTGTTTCAAGGTATTTAAGATTCCTTCGGTAAAACTTTCGGTATTAATAGCGTCAAAAGAAATATCACTAAAAATCTTAGCAATATTATTAACTGTGGTAACATCATTTGCATCAAGGGCGCCGCCTTTACTCGAAATCGTAGAAAGTTGTTTTATATAATCTTCAATTTCACTGGGTTTAAACCCTAATTCTTCCAGAGTAGAAGAGTCTAAATTTTTAAGTATCTATAAATTACTGTTAATCTAGCCTAAAGTAGATGAATTTGCAAATCGCTAACCGGTGGCTGTTCTATCGGCAGCGTATCCTTTTTCTTTGGAAACCTCTGCTAAAATATCTATTCCATCTTCATTGGTGTCATTAAGATCTAACTACGTTATATCATGTCCATTAGTTGAAAACTCATAATCATCATAAATTTCAATAGTATTACCACCAAGCTAATAAAATCTTTTATTAATATATTCTTCCCATTCTTCATCAGTTAATGATGCAAAAGTTTTTCCATCGGCTAATTTATTATTGGTATTTTGTTTAAAAGCATATGCCGATGAGCTATTTCCAAGTAGCCAATCTTTAATAACTTTTTTATTGGTTGTCTCTGTTTGATCATCTCCAGCATCAAAATACGCGTTATAGGCATCTTGGTAAGCCGCTGCCGCAGATTTTGCTGTTGTTACTGTCCCGACTGTGGTTAACTTTGCCAGTGCGCCGAGATCAGTTTCCTATTTTTTCAACTATTTTGCTTCTTCTTCTAATTCTCTTAGTGCTTTATTTTTAGAATACTCTTTCATAGCTTTAGAAAATCCTGTTACGGACTCAGTAAGCATATATGTACCATCAGCCATTTGAGTAAAATAGCTTTGCGCTTCATCTCCAAGAGCTTCATAGTCTTCTGCAGAAATAGTATCTCCTTGCTGATTTAAAGAACCTACTAAGCCCTAAATTTGAGCAATACTTTCTTGTGTTTTAGCAAGATTAAAGCTAGTATCAATACCATTTAAAACACGCATTGACTCAACTAATTCATCAAAATTAAAGCCTTCTGGTAATTCAATATTAGCCTCGTCTAATTTAGCCTATAAATCATCTTGAATATCATCGCTTGCCCAATCAAATGTTTCTGTTGTTAATAAATTAATTAATTCATCAGATTTTTCTCCTGCGCTTATTAGAACTTTATTAAAGTTATCAAGCCCATCTTTCCCTGCTGCATCAAACATTTGTTGATACATTTTTGCAAACTTTTGCTTTTGCTACAAAGTTAGCTAATTAACATGATCTTTTAAGCCACCCTGGTCGTCTTCACCAGCTAGCAATTCATTAAATGCACCTTTTGCTGTTTCAGATAAACCATCAGTATAAGTATTTAAAGCAGTATTATATGCATCTATTGATGCTTGACGAGTTTTTTCTAATTCTTCAAGACTATCATACCCTAATGCTTTATAGTCAACCTTAGAAAGATCCATATTTTGAAATGCAGTAACTTCGTCCTATGTCATTGCAGACAAATCTACTTTTTCTCCTTGGCTGCCAGATAAATTAGTCAAAGCAAATTCTAATTCCTTGTTGCCGCCACTCATTGCTGCTAGCTCTCCTACAGCAGCAATAACACTTTCTAAGTCAGATTCAGAATCTTTCATGAGTTGATGAGATGCCACTGCGGTCATAATAATATCATCGCTAATAGATTCTCCACTGTGTGTTTCTCCTTTTGCATCTACATAAGTAAACGCACCTGAACCAAGCTCATCATCAATATTGCTATATGATTGCCACTATCCTGTTTCAACCATGTATTTAGCATACTCCTCATGGAAAGCATCATCATCCATTTTCCAGTCCATATCATCTATTTTTTGAGAAATTTTATCTTCTGTAATAGTGGTACTCATTGCACGCGTTACTGCCGCAGCATTAGGTCCTAAATCATGGCCCTGAGACTCATAATAATCTTTAGCAGTTTCTTCAAAAGATAATCGTAAAGCATCTGTATTTTGTTCTAGTGCCATAGACATTTTGTCTATTTCCTCACTCGCCTTGTCTAGGCTTGCTGCAAAAATACTGTCAATAGAAATATTAAGTTTCTCACTTAATAATTTCTGAATACCTGCGGCGTCAAGCCCGCTTAAAGTCAGCCCCTCTTCCGATAGCTTTTTGACAATACCCTCTAACTAAGCTGTACCCACCTAATACAATGATCCATCTGAGGCAGTATATTGCATATTATTCTCACGAATTACATCTGTAACATCGGATGTCAACTATTTACCAGTGGCTCTTACCTTACCAAGGGTGCTCATTAACCCCGCAGTTGCAACAGCGCCCTCAGCCTTTGCTAAAACTTTTTCTTGTCCCTCTTCAGAAATTTGCAATCTACCATCGCTAGTGCGTGTTACATACTCTACTAGTTCAGGATATTTAGTTAGCAAATCTAAAACCTGTTGGTTGGCAGCCTATAAGGCCTCCTCCCATTCTTTGGTGCCCTTGGTCATCTCATCCAAAGCTTTTTGAGCTTCGTCATATTCTGATAAAGATTTCTTTAAATCTTCATATGCTTTTTGCACATTTTTATAGCTTTCTTCTAATCCTTTGGCAGTTTCTGCTGCTTCTTTGGCTGCGCGCGAATCTGCATCTAATGCATAAGCTACTAATGCAACAATAGCAACTAAGGCGCCGATTGCCGCAACTACTGCTAAAATAGGCCAAATAGTAGCCCACAATGCCGCACCAAAAGACAGAGTGGCACCTGTTGCTGTACCAGTCGCAGCTGCATCGGCGGCGGCTGCTGCAGCGCTTGCAACCATTGCTTTTGCTTTTCCGACCAAACCTCCAATAACACTGGTTAAAGTAGGAATAAGCATTAGCGCAGTAGAAAGAATAGTTGTAAATGTCTAAGTAACTTTTTCACCTGTTGTTAGATCATCGTTATCCCAAATATTGCCAATACCCTTTAAAGTTTGAAAAGCAGAAATTACTCCCATTGCCGCGCCGGCTACATTAGTAAATGTTTTAATTGACGAAGCTAAATCTAATTTATTAAAATTTTTTTCTATTTTATTAACAGCATTTTTGCTTCGTTTATCCAATTCAGATTCTAATCCTGATCCTGCTTGTTTAGCTGCAGCCTTAACTCTTTTACTACCTGTCTCTATTCCTTTAAGAGCTCGACCATTTGCGCCTTCAATGCGTAAAATAGCCTAGGTTCCTCTTTTTTCAAGATCACCATAACTATCTGCTTCTTGTTGTAATGCCTATATTCTTTGACCATTAGCTTCTAATAATCCAGCAGTACTTGCATCCATTTCATTAGGATCATAAGTGCCTGCATCTTCAGCAATTTGCCTATTCTATGCTTGTAACTCTTGAATTTCTTTTAAAGCATTTTTCTTTTTATTCATGATTTCTAGCTCTTGCTCTGCCGCCTATAAGCTAGCTTCAATTTGTGCCTCGTCCTCATCAGAAATAACACCAACATTTTCAATTTCTTGTCGTAATTGATCAATATATTTTTTTATTTGTTCAGTATCGGTTGAATCAATTTGTGCCAAGTCTTCATTATAATGTTGATAGGTATCTTCAAACATAGTTGTTTTTGCGTCAACTTCAGTTGCATAGTCTCGTTGCATTGTTGCAACTTTTTCAAGATTTCCTGCGTCTCTTTCTTGAGCAATTGCTTCTAATGAAAGTCCGCCTCCTACAGCAACTTTGCTATCAATATTCTATCGCTCAGCTCTTAACGCAGACGCTTGATTTGCGTCGTCTATTGCTGTTGATGCAGTGTTACTAAGCTATTCAAATTCTTCTTTTGTTAGCATTCCTTGCTAATAAAGCGTTTTTAAATGTTCCTAAATCTTTAAAAATTTTACTGATAAAGGATCAATTTCAGTTCCATCCCCTATGTCTTTAAGCAAAGACCTCATTTCAATGAGGCTGGCAGACATTTCTTGAGCTCGCGTTTTAGCATTTACTAAATTTATTAGGGTAGAAGAAAGTCCTTGACCAATAGTTTTACTAAATAAATTAGTTAATAACGGGGTAAGCATTAATAATAAATTCCCGCCTCCACCTAATCCTTCTACAAAACTACTAATACCATCAACTAATGTGGCAACTGTTTCAATTAAAGATTTAAAACTATCTGAATCAAATAGTTGCATATAAAGCTTTTCTGCACTAGCAGTTAAGCTTTCTAGTTTTGCATCTAATGAATCCATATAAATACTGTTTTGCTAAGCTACAGTACCAATAGAAGACTATGAAGTAGTAAGAGCCTCCTAATACATATCCCAATTATCAAATAAGGCCATCATACGAGAATACTGTCTTGTACCTGCAATAGACTGAGCCAAAGAAACCTACTATTCACGATTTAAAGTGTTCCATTTACCACCAATTTCTTCAACTACATCGCCCATATCTCTTAGATTGCCTTGGGCATTGAGTACATTAATACCCATTTCTGCCATTTGAGAAGTATATTCACCAAGAGTGGTTTCAGAATCAATACCTGCTTCAATATCACTCATACGAGCATAAACTGTTTTAAGTGCTGTACCAATAGATTCAGGAGCTTCTCTTGTAACAGATACAATAGTAGCAAGTTGAGCATTTAATTGGTCAATATCAACGCCCATAATATTTGCGGCGGACGCAACTCTGCTCATACCAGTAGACAATTCTTCCAGGTCTGCGGCAGTGGTAGATGCAACAGCGGCAAGTTTATCAATATAGCTCTCCGCTTCTTGAGCAGATACTTTATAACCATTCCATACAGCTGTCAATTGTTCAGAGACTTCTTTTGTGCCCTGGTCTGTAATATTTGCAACTTTTACAGTGGTTTCTGTTCTTGCAGCCACCTCTTGATCATTTAAACCCTATTGATAATAAATCAATGCTGCATCAGTGTATTCTTTTGTCGTGCCACCAATAGCCTTAGCAGCTTTGTTTGCCTGTTTTGCAAACTTTTCCATTTCGCTAGAGCTTTTTCCTGTAACAATCATAATATCTGTTAAAGAAGCATCTAGTTGCTTTGTAAAACCCCAAGCTTTTTGAATTGAGCCAGTTACACTATTAATTGCTTTTGAAGCAATAGTCCATCGTAAGGTATTGGTTAAAGTTTCTCTCATTTTATCAAGGATACCATGAGACTCTTTAAGTTCAAATTTGGTTTTAGAAATAGCCTAAATCATATTTCTAAAAGCAATATTTCCTTTTTCTCCTGCCTAAGCAAATGTCTTACCAATAGTGGCAATATCTAAATTCGATGCAGTTAAATTATTTCTAAAAGTCTAGATATTATAAGTTCCTAAATCTTTATTAAAACTTGACTATAAAGCTACTCCAACTTGTTTCGCAGTGTCTTGAATACGTCTTAAATCAGCAATATCTTTATCTGGTTTAATTAAATCAAATTGACTAATAGAAGATAATTTTGATAAGGAAGTTTTTAATTCAGTCAATCTTTTCTAATCAATGTCAAAAGAAACACCAAATTTAATATTTCCTTGTTTAGCCATTTATTATTTCCTCCTTTTCTCTCATTTCAGGGTAAAAATAAAAATACCCTTACCTTAATATAATATAAAGATAAGGGTATTTCGATTAATTTAAATTGGCCTCGTTTTCTCAACCCTCAATAGGGCGGCCGCCGTTAGCAGCTTGCGCGAACTGAATCACTTGCTGGAATTGTTCAGGATCGAATTTCTTAATAATCTCTGCTGCATCCTCTGCGTTGACAGGCATATTCTCAATAAAACCATTAATAACAGAAGCAATAGTATTTTTATATTGTTTTCTATCCTCAATAGTATCTTGAAGCATCCCGAAAAGAGTATTATATTCTTCTTCATTCATAGCATTTAAAACGGCACTCATAACTCCTGTGCTCCAAAGAATATCATAGAGCTTTGGCGCGTCATCTTTTTCTTCATCTGTAAATTCAATATCTGTATACATATATACAATATACAAATGGAAATACATATCTACTAATAGTAAATTATAAAGACCATTTTCTTCACTATTTTGAAGAGTAATTTGAATCAAATCATTTTTATCTTCAATAGGAAGATACTTTAATACTTGTACTTCTTGATTAGGACCAATTTCAAAAGTATTATAAGAAGTGTCAAGTTTTAAATTAAAATCAGAAAATTTCATATTTAATTTATCTCCTTTTATCTCTTATTTAGATTACTAATTATATTATATAGGAAAATTTTTAAAAAGTCAAGTCGTATTAATATAATAGTTATTTGGCAAATTCTTAAATAAGGTTTTAATTTCATCTACCGCCATTTTTACAACATCTTGACTAACATCTCCAATTTTTTGATCAAAATGAAAGAAACTTTGTAACATTGCGTAAGCCTCTGTCTCTGAAATCTTCATATCACATAGATCTTTAATAATTTTATATAAAGCCTATACCGCTAAAAAAATACTTGAAAAATTTACAATAGAAGGATTTGAACCCAATAAGCCTTTTATCTGTGTTAAATCAATATCGCCTTTATGATAAAACTTATCTGTGTTTGACAGCACTGTCTTTGCCATATGACGCAGCTATTGCGTACTAGGAGAATAATTACCATTTTTATCAAAATTTGCATAAATTTCATAAATATGTCCATTATTAAGTTTCATATGGCTTCTTTGACTGTAAACCTTAATTCTTGATAATAAATTAGTTTGATCAGAATTAGCTTCTGTCACTGTAATACCCTAAGCAATTAAAGTTGTTTTATTTGCAACCTTTAATACATAATCTAGAGTTCCTCCTTTTTGGGTTGCGGCTAAACTAATTTTTGCATTTTTAAGAATTTCTTCCATGGAGGTCTTACCATTATAAAACTTTTTATTTTTTCCGCGTCCTAGTTCAAAACCAATCTAATAATCTATTTGCTATCCTGTTAATACTTCTCTTGTCAACTAAATTAATTTATATCCATCTAATAACATTCTGCGTATATCAAAACTAGCTTCTTTAATTTTATTTCTAATGTCGCGCACTTCGATCGCACGAGCTTGATAACTTTCCTTATCATGTTTCTATGGCTATGCTGTTTGTATAGGATATTGACTTAACTAATCCCTTAATTGAGAAACTTCTCTACAATATACCTCCAAAGAATTTTTTAATGGCTCTAATATGCTTTTGAACTCCGCCATAAATAACGCGGGATGCTCTTCTACAATCGTTTTTGTAAGTGTCTTAGCAATATTTGTATGCATATAAACCTCCTATATAAAAAGGAAGGCCGAAGCCTTCCTTTTTATTATTGAAATTATTAGTCAGCATCAACGATAGGATACTTAAGTTCACCATCAGCAGTTGTGCTAGTTGAATCAACTTCATCATCTGCGGTAGCGGCACTCTCGTCAACAACCTGCATTACGCAAAGCACTTTCTTAGTGCGGTCGAAACGAGTATAGCCAGGCATAGCATCCATTGTGAAGGTGAAAGTAGAAGGGTCGCCAGTTGCTGCCATCGTAAAGGTAAAGTTAGACTGAATCTTAACATTGGGGAAGATAAGCTCGGCAGGAAGATCTTTACCATCAGATTGACGACGGAAAAGAGTAGATGCTTCAACATAGTAGTAACCAGCAAAGTTCTCCATGTCAATGCTCATCTCTGTAACGCCCTCGGTCTTAGCAACATAGAAATCAACAAACACAGTTTTACCTGCATAAATATTTGCAACTTCCTCTCCGTTAACCGTACCAGCTTTAATTGCACCAGTAAGCTTCTTACCTGTTGCATCAACCTCAAGTCCACTAAGCATAGATTCAATAGAACCTTGGCTCATTACCATTGCAAAGACAGGAGAGTTGTCGTCGATCTTTTCATTTGCTCCAAGAGCATCCGTTAAATCAATAGTGCCGTCTGTGCCAACTACTTGAGTAGCAGTAGTATGAACATAAACAGTCTTGCCTGCGCCAGCCTTAAGAATGCCAGCACCAGAAAGAATTGCGAAACCAAGCTCAGAAAGAAGCGCATCTTCAACTGTGAAAGTAAGAGTTCTCTCACCTTCCCAAGCAATTAAACGCGCATTGCCCTTACCACCCTGAGCATAAACAGTGGTAGCGGCGCCCTCCATGGTAGAAGTCTTAGCGCTGTCGATGTAAAGAACAGGCTGACCTGCAACATAATTAAAAGAACCAAGAGAGCCGGCATTTTTAGCCTTAAAAACAACATCACAAATTTCGCGAATACCGAATTGCATAAAGTGTTGTCCTCCTTAATTTTTATTTTGAATTGAGCCGTCATGGATATCTTTCATCCAATCCTCAGGCTCTTTAACATCTTTGGCTCCAGCCAGCCGCGCCTTAAGATTCATATCATAGGCAAGCTTCAATTCGAAGCGCTGGAATTCATCAAATAATTGATAAACAGTGTAATTCATAAGGTTATTAATATCCTTATGCTCTCCCACTGCTAAAATCGAAATATATCTACTTAAGATTGCAACCTTTTCAGGCTTTTGTTTAAGCTCGGCAAGCTATTGTTTTCTTTTCTTAAACTTATCTGCAATCTTTTTTGCTAATTCACCAGTTGGATCATACTCTTGAGACTAGGAGGTTTTTTCTAAGCAAAAAACCTTTTTTATTAATTGTTTAAATGCATCAAAGTTAGACTCTGTAATTGCACCGCAAACCTCATCATTCTAAGAACATATAATTCCAAAAGGAGAAATAGTAACAGTGTATAATGGAAATAGTAAGTCAAGCACCATTCGAGCTGAGGATACATTATTTTGCATCGCAACACTATTATCACTCATTATTGACATTAATATTTGAAAATCACTATAATTCGATAAATTAACTTTGTCCTCAATTGATAGTATATCTTTTGAAAACTTCAATAATTCACAACCGGTAAAAAATGCTTCTTCTCCTAACAATGCAATTTCTCGCATTGTTAAAGGATGAATAGTTAAACCGGCTTCAATAAAAGGAATATCATTGCCTGAGAGTAAAAGCAACTCATTATTCATCTGCGGGAATTTGATCATCGCTGCCATGAGTTGCCTCATACACCAGCGTATATCCTGATATAGTTTCATTAATTGTAGTCTAATAACAAGATTTAAACTACAGGGTGCCGATACCTGAAAGCTTGGTTTTATTTAATAAGCCATCAATATATCCAACTATTTTTAAAGGTCTTTGTTGATAATCTTTTAAATCCCATTGATCAGCATGACAAATAATATCAAATCTTACTTCGCAATCTCTAAACTCTGGATTATTGTAATCTGGAGAGAAATCATCAAAATGTAATAAAAGATAAGATTTAATTTTTTCATGCTCTTTAAAATAAAGTATAGGCTTTAAAAAGATATATCCTTCATCTACTAATCGTGCGACAGAATACTCTTTAATTTTTTCATTATACTTATCCTCGTCTAAGCAATCTTTGCTTTGCACAACCAAAAGACGCTTTAGTATATCGCTATAAGGTCTACTTTCAATAAAAAGTTTTCTTAGAATAGTTTCAGTATCTTTTTCGCATGATAAGAATGATGAAGTCAAAGGTCTAGTCATAACCAAATCTCTCTTCATAACTTAACTCCTTTTATCTCATAATGATAGAATAGAGATATTATGTTTAATCTCCATTCCGTCAATAGTGTAAATTAATGTTACCGAACCACTTTTACCAGTGGTAATCTCTATTTCCACTGAAGACTCACTAACTGCGGCAATGCGTGCGCGCTTATTACTTAAAGACCATGTTCCGCCAGTAATGCCCTCTATTGAATAGTTGACCACATCAAACGCATGAACTTCTGCGGGACCAATAATCTAAGGCTCTACGCGGCGCATTCTAAACAGCATTGGCTCTGGAGTAAGCTCTTCCGGAGTTACCGGAGTTTCTTCTTCAGGCGGCAATGGCTCTTCAGTAGTGTCTTCAAATTCATTAGTATAATCTTCTTTTAGGTAAACCGCGATAATGCCCTCAGTAGTAATTGAGTCTACTGCTTGCACTTCCCAGGGTTTTCCCTAAACTTTTAATTTTTTAAATCGCTGAAAGAACTCATTTGTATTCTAATCTTTTGAAATATACATTTCCAAGGTATAATTCAATTTATTAAAAACAAAATTGTTAGTTTTTTGCCAATTAATACCCTTCTCACTCGGTCCTTTCAAATAGACCCAGTATGACTTTCCATTAACGGAAACTTCGGTATCACATTGACGCATTAAACCGCGGAAATACGCATCTTCCTGCAAATACTACATATAAACGAGCCAGTGCGTGCCGTTTTCTTGCCATACAATAGTATCTCCAACTTTAACTCCAATTTGCTCTTTTTCTTTCTTGCGCGATTCTGATCTATCCCAGTTGACACATATATCTTCAAAAGGAATAGATAACATTTTGTCATCAAGCTCCATGCTTATCTTATTGGGGTTGATTAAGCATTTAAACGCGCGGCCATCTGCCAGTACTGCAGTTTCAGCCTGATATGAATAATGAAGCGCCTGGTGTAGACCACGGAGTTTATCCTACTTCATTCTTTCTATAGCTGAGCCGCCGCGATAATTTACACGAGCTTTAAGATTATCAAGACTTGACATAATTATTAATATCTCCCATCAAGCCTAAGCATTTAAAGATTGTGCTTCTAAATAACAGAAAATCTGTGTCTTTTGTCAGCGTAAACAATCCTTCAAGTTTTGAACAAAGCGGTAAAAAACTTTCTTCGCATTTATTTTCCATAAGGCGATTAAGCCCCGCAAGTTCTTCAATAATTGCCTCCAAAGGTCTTTCCCAATCAAGACCTTCCTCACGACTAGGAAGCAACTTATAAATCTGGTTTGTCAGACGCATAAGATGCTTCTCTAATCCCTCGGTAGAAACATATAGATTATATTTCATTAGCTCCATAATGGCCTCCTTACTTAGGATCCATAATAGAACCAAATGTCGATCTCATGATGCCATTAGCATCAGCTTTGCGCCTTTTGTATAGGCGCTGTAAATGAAACCCTTTGCGCTCATATTCCTTTTGCAGATTAGTGAGTTTATGCATATGGTTAGCTTGTGAAGTAAACTTAAAGTCACTTCCACTATATTTCATACGCACTAACTCAATGCTTGCAAGTTGTTGATTAATCCATTCAACAATCATATAATTCGCAATAATATTGATTTCTTCGTGACTCAGTGTAATGGGATATGATCCAAGCTCTTCACTAAAAGAATATAGGTCAAAACGAGGAAACTCAAACCAGTGCAACGAGTTTCTAAAAATATCAAAAATCATATTATAGGTTTCATCTTTTGTAAGTTCTAGATACATATCATCTGTAATCTTACTTAAAAAAACTTCATAAATAGTGCTTAGTTCTGTCATTATAAGTCGCCTCCTTTAATAACGACGGTAGGCGAGTCCTCTTCTCCAGAGAAGATGTGCTCTAAAGCAGAAATTCGTGCATCAAGATCATTAATTGTACTAACATTAATATTACCTTTGTTTTTACGCAAACCAATATTAGGCTATACCGTTAAATGAGCAGGTGTCGTTTGCCATAAATAATCTGTATTTGCTGTTGCAATAGAAAGAGCGATTGTGAGAGTTCCTGCTTTACAAGTTGCTAAATAAGGCACATCCCAACGAATATAAGAATAATCAGTATCAGTATTATCTTCAATACTAACCGCACTGTGAATAAAAGACAAATTTTTTAATATTTCCTTTTGTTCTTCTGTTGCTACTTCTGCAAGCTCTTGTTTTACTATTTCCCAATTTGCAGGAATATAATCAATATAAACATATTTTGAGCTGCTATCTAAAAAAGAAATATTATCATATCTTTTTCTAATCTTAAAACGAATTTGCTATGACAGATGATCTTCTGCAACAAGAGTTACCTAATTAGGGATGATTTGAATAGTGCGATCTATAACAAGTAAAGCAGTATGTTCATCCTATAAGTCACTATTGCTAAATGCTTGTCTTAAATGAATTGCTGTAGATAATGATACAGTAGTATCATCTTCCATTGTAAAACTAACAATATAATTATTTTCAGCAATTGCAATTGTAGCATCAAGCGTATAAATAGCAAAATCTCCTAAAGTAGTTTTAGTGTCTATTACTTCACAAGGATATGGAAGATTATCTGCTATTAATTTAACACTCGTAATCTCTTTATCAGAATATACTTTAATATCTTCTAAAGAATAAGATAAATTAGAACTAAACTATGTTAATGAGGCAGAACCTGCCTTTATTACTATGTTCATGGGCCCTTACCTCTCATTCTTTTCTTAATTATTTTTTACATTTACCGAGTAGCGAGGTGCAGCAGTGCGTCTTGCTGGAGCCTCAGAAGCAGCTTCTGGTTCTGAAGCAGAGAGAGTAGCATACTTAGGTGCTGCGCTAACAGGAGCCGCGCGACGGCCTGTGGGTGCTACAACAACCTTCTCACTTTCCGCATTTGCTTCAATAGCCTTAGTTACATTAAAGCCAGTCTTTTCCATAATGATCTCACGCTTGCGTACATCATTAAGTTTAGACTTAACAGCCTCATTTTTAATCATCTCAACAACTCCTTCTGGAGCAAAGTCAAGAGCGTCGAGCAACTGATCGTTAGAGCCATGAAGTAGAAGTGCTTGCACTTCGGCAGCAGTATAGTAATACTCAGGCTGAACATTATAAATCAACTCATTGACCAGATCTTGATCATCAAGGACCAAGTGATTCTTAATTAAAGCTTTGCCGCCTTTTTGTGCGTGAAGAGCATAAATCTCATCAACAGCGAGAGTCTTTGTCTCATTAGGTGCGAAGCGTCTCTTTACATGCAACTCAGGGATGTGATATCCTACTAAGCTATTGCTACGGTTGGTAACTTTGACCATTTTATTATTAGTCATCATATTATAATCTCCTTTTATCTCCATTTTGTGGGTTGGTTTTGGAAAGGGAGGAAGGACCCACCTTCCTTCCTCCCTTAAATATGTTTACTGTTTAATTATTCGCCGTCTACGTCGCGATCCATCTTAAGAGATGTGTTTTGATATACGCAGATGTCGTTGTACACGATTGCGGCAACGCCGATCTTCTTGTACATTTGAAGGTCGCGAGACCAGTCATCCTGGCTCTCAATTTCCTTCATAAGAGTGTCACCCTCGAAAGCGATCTTGATCGGCTTCTCAGCGCCGCCAGGAATAATCCAAGCGTAAGAAGGATCGATCACCTTGTGAAGGTTATCAGTGTCGGTGTAAGACTGACGAAGAACGATAACCTGGTGGTTCTTGTAGTTAGCAAGGTAACCATTTGCCCAGACCTGATCCTTCATGGAGTCAGAAACCCAACCGTTCTCAGGAAGCATTTGAGAAGCGAATTCGAATGTGCAGTAGATTGTTGAACGACCGCTACCATAAGCATCAGCAACTGCAAGAAGCTCGTCCATTTCTTCCTCGATGAAGCTAGAACCAACGAACTTGTTGCCAGCTTGAAGAGACTCAACCGAACCGATCAGAGCAGCAGCGATCTCACGGTAAATAGCCTCATCAAAGCCCTCAAGCATGATGTCAAGAAGAGTAGCGAAGTCAATGCGGCCATCAAGGAACTCCTCGATAGAAATCTGGCAAGCAGCGCCGTAAGCAGAAGTTGTTACTTCGTAGCTACGACCATCAAGCTTGAAGATTTCGTAACGGCCAGCAAGACCAACCTTAGTCACGAATTGCTTAGCACGACGCTTAGAAGCCTCAGTGATCTTTTGAACGAACACAGGACGCTCGCCTTGACGATAAGACTTAATTTCAGCGAAAGCGCCATATTGCTCCATAACCTTAATAGGAAGCACATCAGTGATAACTTCCTCGAAAAGCTCGAACATAGCGTTCTTATTAGCGCGGTAAAGCGCATAAGTGCCAACGAGCTCATTTAACTCCTGACGGAAAGTGCCGTCAAGATCAGCATAGCTGTATTTATTCTCACCAAAAGAGTAAGCAGTAGGTGCAGAGGCCTTAGCTCTGGCAAGAGTCTTACCTAATGTGTGAAGATTTGCTCTATCAAGTGCCATTATTCAGTCCTCCTTTATTACTTAATACGCATAACCTTAACGCCGGGTTGGCCGTCAGGCATAGTGTATACTTTTACAACTTGGAATTGGATATCGCCAGCGGCATCCTTCTCAAGATAGCCCTTAGCGTTGATGCCAAGCACATCCTTAACTGCGATCTCAACGCCAGCATCAGTCTCGCTGCCAGCAATGCAGTTAGTAGTGAAGATGTCACCAGGCATAGTCTTCATAACACGGGGAGTCATAACACCCTTGTTATAATCAGCTTTCTTCATAGCGAAGTCCTTGTAAGACTCTCTCCAGAAGCTGTCATATAATTTTACTTCATTAAGAACGAGCATCCACTCGCCGGCGCCTGCGAAGTCACAAACACCTTCAGCATAGTTATACTTTACGAACTGACCATTCTCAAGAACCTCAATGTCTGCAGCAGCAGGAAGCTGACCGTAAACTTGACCATTTCTTTGAGCGGAAAGGTGGTTAGGCTCAACCTGACCATAACCGATACGCTTAATTAAAGCCATTTCTTAAGTCCTCCTTAATTATTTTTCTTATAATTTTCAACCGCAGAAAGCCATGCGGGTTGAGAAGCGCCCAAGTCACCAAGATTAAAGGTAACAACAGGCTGTTGCTCAGGCTCTTTGCCAAAGCTAACTTGTTTTCTGAAGCAAAGCACAGAAAGCTTTTCTTCAATTTCTTCTACAGTGTATTGTGCCTTGTTTGCCACAATATCTTGCTTGTCTTCGTCAGACAACATGTAGAACTTTTTAATCATTGCGTCCTTTTCTGCATTTTCGATGCGAGCGCGATACTCTGTTAAACCAGCGATTTGCGCGGTAAGCGACTCGTTGGTTGCCTGAAGGGCAGTAAATTGAGCAGAAAGCTCGTCATACTGAGCTTGAAGTTCAGCATGAGCAGCCTCTAACTGCGCATATTGATCAGGCTCTTGAGGAGCAGGCTCGGCAACTGGCTCTGCGGTAGGCTCAACAACAGGTTCTGTTGCAGGCTCTGCGGCGGGCTCAGTCACGGGGTCCTGAGGCTCAGCAGGCTCTTGTGCAGGCTCTGCGGGAACAGGATCCTCGATTGCAGCAGGGGCGCCCTGACCATCGTCTGTAGTGGGCTCTTGCGCAGGTTCTGCCACTGGCTCAGTAGCTGGTTCTGCAACGGGTTCCGTTGCTGGCTCAGTCACAGGCTCGGCCGCAGGATCTACAACAGGAGTCTCAACTACGATAGTTGTGTCGTCCATTTGCTGACCTCCTTGTAATGCGAATTGTAAATCTCGCATCATGCTAAATAATGTTTGCTTAAAGGCATCATCTACCTTAGCAAAAGACGCGCTAACTTCAGGAGCCTTCACGCTTGAACCTTCGAAACAAGGTTCCACATCGGTGCCAAGAATGCACAGCTTCGAAAATGTTGCGTCATTTATAATAAAGAAATCCATGCCTTTGGTATCTCTAGCCCAGTGTCCATCCAAAGATGCTTCATCAAGCTCCATAGAGTGCGGCTTGCCTTCGCCCTCTACTGCCGACTTGCACTCCGGGAACTGACCCGTCCACAAGAAACCAGTAGTCATTAGATATTCTCTCACAGTTTTTTCGCCAAAGTCATTGGTATCTTCAAATTCTTGGAACCAAACTTTGGCATCGGGTGCTACAAAACCATAAGGAACGGTTAAGCACTCGAATTTGATACCATCACCATCGATGATTACGCGTTGACCGTGATCACCAAAATCTTCAACATCTTTGCGGTAATAACCTACAATAGGCGCACCACGAAGAGTCTTGGCCATATCGGTTGCAACTTCTTTTGTAATAAAGGAACCATTGCGGTTGCCGCCTACATAAAGAACTTTAATCTCACAAGCGCTCATTAATGGGTTGATATCTAAGGGTTGTAAATTGATAAACTCTGGAGAGTTTATCGTTTGAACTGATTTATTCATCGGTTTCTCCTCTCCTTAGTTCATACTTTCTTTGTTTTTGATGGTCTTTTCTGATTTTTCGTCGTCAGCTTTTTCCTTACGACCTGCCTTCTTCTCTTCACCATCTGACCCCTTGCCGCGATTTTTCAACGAATCAGAGTTCATTGTATTCGAAGACATAGGGGGAATAAAGACATTGACCAAATCAAGAATCTCATTTTCAAACTTAGCGGTTGCCAAGATCGTGCTTTGAGATTGTCCAAGCGCCACCTGCGGCAGCATCTTAGAATATCCAAGCTGAGTATGTTCTTTATATAATTTAGACATATCTTTATAATTATAAATAGTAGTTGGTAGAATTTGTGCTCTAAGATAAAATTTCTTAGGGTTCTTGTTAAAGGGTTCCAATAGCTCGTTTAAAAAGTCTTGGAATTGTAAAATCAAATCATACAAACTTGCCTCATCGTCAAGAATAGATTTTTCAAGAGCGATATTACCATCTGTGTTGAATAAGTTTTGAGCAGTACCTGATTCGTTATAAACTGTGCGCTCTACTTTCTCAAGTTCATCAATAGAAGTTACGCTTGACTTATCAGCTAAGTCCGCAACATCTACTTCTGCAAAAGTAGTAAGCACATCAATACCGATGGCCTTACCTAGCATCTTAACCGCATTATTATGCAATTCCTGCGCTTCGTCAACATCAAATACTAAATCGCCATTCTTATCGAGTGGCATTTTTTGAATAATAATCTTTAACAATTTTTGCTGCATCTTTTTTCTATCCAAATCTTGTGCCGCATCCAAGTCAATAATATGAGGAATAACTGACATAAATAATGGATAGTCAACGCCGCCAATATTAAACTTTACGGTGCTATTAATATCTAATAAATACCAGCCAGAAGTATCTCCCTTAAAAGCAGGCGGCAACTCTCCATTTTTATATTTAATGTAGCCTTGTCTAAACTCTTTAGGGAATAAGTTCAACACATTAATTTTTTGCTCACCATCTTTAAAATGATCATCAAAAAACTTCATGTGGAACTCAACTGCTGGCTTACCTTTAACGCTAAATCTACTGCGGCAATAGTTTTGCGGAAGCTCTTGAACTTGATAAGAATCGCCATTCTGGATACGATATCCATAGTAGCAACCCTTAATTAAGACCTCTCGCGCCACTCGGCCGAAATATCTTTTTACTTGAAATTCATCAAGGGCATTAAGACCACGATTAGTTTGCTCAATAATTCGTTCTGGAGTCATTTTAGTTGACTCAGGAACAAAAGGGGTAAGCAACCAATCGTAACGATAGAAATTACTCAAGTGCTTAACAAGTCTTGAATAAATACCACTGATGCGATAGAAAAAGGCGGAAACCTCTCTCATTGTCACAATATCGTTATTATTAATGGCTTGAAGAATAGCAGCTTTATCAGAGAGACGCGGATTAGCTTTGCGATAATCACCTAACTCAATAACCGCGTCCTCTAAAGTTTTCAAACCGACTTTAATTTTTGAAAAATCGGTCATAGAACGCTCAGCAGCATCTGTGGTGCTATTAGAAAGAGTCATTTTAAAACCCTTTGCTTTAATCTCTTCTCTTCGATTGATCAAGATATGCACCTCTTTTCTTTCTCTCTTATTATACGAAAAATTTTCGGTCAAGTCAACTCATACTAAACTTAATAGCCGGCCGCATGCATTATGTAGTCATAGTTTAGGCGCGGATCGTCAAAGTAAGGTATTGCAACAAGGATGATTCCATGTTTCTTACAATATTCGCGTTTTTGCATATCATAATACTGCTGTTGGCGTAAACCTGCTATGCCGCCGAATTTTGACTTGGGCTCGTAATGCTGGATACCTTGGTATTCAATTAAGAAATCAAGTTCACCATCATCATCGAACACAGCAAAATCAAAGCGGAGCGGGCGTCCGGTATGACCTAACAAGTCCGGGAAAGAATATTCTTCGGTAAAAGACAAACCGGCTTCAGTGAGTATCTCTGCGACTTTTATCTCGCCTCTAGAAGCTCTCATTATACCAATCCTCCTTCACTGTATATATATAAAAATTAAGTTAATCATATTTATCAAAAATGTCCTTAAAAATTTTTAGTTAGAAGTGAAAAACATCATCTCACTAATATTACGCTTTTTCTTCTTGCGCTTTCTATCTTCATCTTGCTTTACATAATATAAGCCATATTCAAAAGCGGAGAATTTATCCTTCTTGATACTACGAGAAGATTGCTTAAGGATAATATTAACACCCTCGTTCTCTTCTACAAGATTCAGCATCTGCTCACGCAGAATAGTCGTCTGTGTAAAGGGCATCAGATAATCAGCTCGTTTGCTGTTATCCATAGACTAACCCATCTTTGTGCTCATTAACTTAACCTTAGCCTGGTTCTCATCAATCAAGAACTTAATTCTGCCACTACTAAGCTGAGTCTGCACGTAGGTGTGCGCCTCGGTGTTAATGGGCGCATTGGCCTTGATTAGATACATAGCATCTATTTCGGTGTCTCCGTCCTTATATTTTTTATAAAATCCTTCATCATCATTCTCAACTCCAAAATTTGGGAGCAATTCATTTGTTTCTGGATCGGTTTGATTCTTCACCATGAAGTCAATAAGACCAATACCAAGACCGTTGGCGTCAATCGCAATAGCGCGCGCACGATACTTGTAGAACAAGCGCTTAAGGTTAATAGCCTGCTGCTCAAAGTGCTCTTCGTCCCAGGTATAGATGTTAACGATAGTCTTAAGCGCCGAACCCTGGGCCTGCGGCGTCACCTTAATAACGACACACTCTGTGGTACAACCCTTACGACCTACGTCGACGCCTAGTACATAATATGCGCTCTTAGAGCTACGCTCGCTATACTAGTATTCAGGCTGCAATAGCTGTCTATGTTTATCAAACTTTTCAGCTGAGAAGTATGCGTTCTCCGCATCGCCGCTCCATTCTGATTCATACTCACGCGCGAAGGAGCTATCGTTATAAGTTCCATCGAGCTTAAGTTCTTCAATGAATGACTTTTTAAGCAGCTTCTCCATAACCGGAACGCGCCAAGAGCCGCCCATAACAATCGCTTCACTCGGGTCGATAATAGACTGAATAAGCAATTGAATAAGTTTCTCATAAGCAAAACTGTTTTTCCAACCCGCGGTAGTGACATAAATCTGCGATTTATTAACTGTTTCTTTTTCCTGCCATGTGCCGTCCGCCAATCTACGGTCAACGTTCATTGTAGGAATAATAACTTCATTCAATAGCGTTTGATCGATAAGGATACATTCCTCCATTAGACCGCCTGTTGCACGACGACCACGCGAAGACTGCCTTGCCGCCATGATATCTAGCTTAGATCCATTTTTAAAAATAAGCTCAATATTATCTTTACTAGTTTTAGTTTTACCTCTTGTCAAGTCTAGCTCATTTGCCAAACCTGGAATAAGTTTACAAAGCTCGTCTGATTTTTCTTTAGCAATGCCTGCCGCCTGTTCCTTACCACCAGTCGTTACGAATAACTTAGACCCAGGATAAAGCACACAGCGCAACATTAACACAAGCACTGATAAGAATGATTTAGAGTAAGCACGGGGGAAAGTTGCATACGCATATCTATGGCGCATAACGGCGCGCAAGAATAGGCGCTGATAGAAAAACAGCTAAAAGTTTTCTTTATTATCGCCGCACAAAAATTCCACAAACATATCAGGATACTCGCGCCAATAGGCGACGTATTGCCGCACTACTGGCAACGCCGCCCTAACGCGTTCTTCTGATAATCCAATTTTCTTTTGCCCCTTAGATTGGGACAATTCCATTAAGTCTGCTAAGGCCATAAGGATTTATCACCGTCCTTAAACAGCGACTCATCTTGATCGCTTTGCGCAGCCTTCTCTTCAAAGAATGCTGCCATATCCTCATCATCTATTTCATCAATAGGATCAATATAGTTATCGCCCGCTTCTTCGCGCGCACGGTCTGCCGCCTCATTCATTTCCTTTTGGATCTGAATCTTCTTAATAGCATCTTCGATCTGTTGGCCAAAGCCCAGGTCTTGCGTTACAAGCTTACGGATATATTCCTTTTGGTCAGCGAGAGTAAGATCTACTTTATCCTGTGGAATATCTGTGCAGAAACGAGGAATGAAGCCCTCTGTTTCGCAAAGGCGGATAAGCTCACCTACAGAGTCAACGAAGTCTCCTTTTGCTTCTTTGTTCTGGGCCGCAGTAAATTTAGCGGTCTTACGCAAAGATTCAGAGACTTTAGATAATTTCTGGAAGCCTTCAATATCGCCAGAGTCGATAGCTTGATTTTGTTTTAAGTTAGTTTTGCAAAGTAAAATCAGTGTTGCCTCAGAGTCAGCATCTTGAATATCAAACGAATTTGTCATTTCCGTATACATGCGCTCAAGTTCAACCCACTCACCGGGCTTATAAAGGCGACCCCACTTCATAGCAAGGTAAACCTTATCTTCTTGCGTCAGCTCAGCTCCCGGATCCGCGAGCTCTGACTCGTTCATAAAAAAGTTTTCATTATAAGGATTATCATTTCCTAAATACTGTCCAGTGGCAACTTGATTATAAGCGCGGTCGAGCTGCGTCTTGCCGCTCACTAGCGTCTTGTATTGCGCTTCACTAATAGCGCCTGCATCCAGCTGTTCCTAGTAATAGGCGTCTTTAGCTGCCTACTCTTCTGCACGGATCGCCGCCTTTTCCGCACTCTCCGCTTGAAGTCTCTCGGTGTCCGCCCATCCGTATTCTTTCCATTGTTTAAGTTTCATTTTAGACAGGTATTTACCGAACACCGCGCTAGCAGTCGCCTTAATACCTTTCTTTTCAATATCTTTATCGCGCAACGAGTCCCATTCCGCGGGGACATAGGGCACGTCCATTTTTTCCAAAACCCACATAAAGGTTTCAGGATTAAACATATCTATGTGCATTGTAAGGCACTTCTTACATAGCTCGGTTTTACTACCATCTTTATATGTATAGAAGTTAGCTTCATCCATAGTATGTTTACATTTTTCACAATATGTTTGAGCCATAATAATCAGCTCCTTCCTTTAGAATTTCTACAGCATTTGCACTGGCTGTACCACCCATCTTTGGAGGTATTATTCTTTGAAAAAAATCTATTATGAGCTAATTTAATTTGTCCACATTTTGAACATTTCTTCCACTTTGCTTTCTCCGGCGCAATCGTGGAGTAATATTGAATTAAATAATCATTCTTCTCTTGCTCAGAAATAAGCTTCGGAATTTTCTTCCCCCATAACTAAGAGATATATTCTGGCGTATAAGACTTGCCATGTTTCTCTTTAAGGGCGGCCGCAATTTCTATGTTTTGCTTACCTTGGAACTTCATTTGCATTAAATCCCAAAGAAGCGGCTATTGATATTTTAATGCTCTGTGAATTAATCCATCAAAGTCCTATATCAAATAAAAAAAGTCATTCCAATATTGGCCCGCAGTTTCTAATTTTAAACCGTTGTAATTTCGCAGGATCGCCGCCACATGGTCAGGATTAAAAAATGTAACTAGACCTTTACTCTATGGCTCGCCCGCTGCATCAATCCAACGCTCTTCCCAAAGGTCAACTTTGTTGATTCCACGCGAACAAGGCGCCGCCTTTGTTGTCTGCTTAAACATTCCTTTAAGCACATACTGGTCGCGCCTCATTTCTATTAGCTGTTTCTTTAATGCATATTTGCGTTTGCCGGTTGCCGCCTTATACTATTGCTCTACGACATTAATGGCTTCGCGCAATTCGCGTAGACCTGGTACCTCCGCAATATCCTGTTCAGTAATCTCTACTTTTGGCGTCATGATAATATTTTTATCATTGGTCATCATATTATAGATGCCATCGGCGCCGTTCTCAAATTTCTCGATTAGACCTTCAAGCGAGGTCTCACGCTTGTCAATTGTAACGCGGCGATTGTCTGTCATGAATAGATGCTGTTTGCGCTCTTCTTTGGTGATTGCCTACATAATATAGTCGCCAAGATACTCCAGGTATCTGTTGGTTAATTTCTCCTTAGGGGTCGCCGCAATTATTTTATCTACAAGAGCGACGCGATCATTAATGTCAGTTAGTTTATAGTCTAACTTTAATGGAGCATCGATCGCCGCCATTTTTTCTTCAAGTATCTCTTGTTCCGTTTCAGGAGCCACTTCGTCTACATCATCGGGCAAGAGATCATCTAAATATTCGTCCATTTAAGGCTCCTTTCACTAGTTCTTCTATATAGAAAGTGTAATAAAAAATTTTGCGGAAGTCAAGACGCGGCAGCCGCATTGAGGGCAAATTTAATTAATTGGATTGCCGCCATTTTTATATATTTAAAGGGAAAATATAATGAAAGGAGAATTTTATTATGACCTTTGAAAAATTATTCAGAAATTGCGCTTATGATGTCAAATATCAAGAGTGTGGCAATCATGTAAACTATGCGTTCGTCGAGGACGGCCGCGCGCTTTATATCTATTTTGAGGGTAGCAATGGAGATGTTGATTGGCGCCGCAACTTCAGCTATTGGCGCAAGCCTTATAAAGACATGAAGATTCCCTATAGAGTGCACGGGGGTTTCCTTGCCGCATGGAAAGAAGTTGAGGACATCATCATTAAGAAGATTACGGAAACCAAGAGCCTCACTGATTTGGAGTATAAGTGGCAAAAGATCGTGGTGATTGGGTATAGTCACGGCGGCGCCCTTGCCGCATTCGCGCATGAGTGTATCTGGTTCCATCGCCCCGATATTCGCGGCACCTGCTGGGGGATTAGTTTTGAAGGGCCGCGCATTTATTCAGGATTTTGGGTTAAGGATGAATTGCAAGAGAGATGGAAGAATTTTAGAGTCTTCCGCAACCGCGCGGATATCGTGACCCATATGCCGCCTCGTGCATTTGGTTTCTGCCATGTTGGAGAGATGGTTAAGATAGGCGGCAAGTGGAAGCCATTTGCGGCATTATGGCAGTGGATAAAGAGTGGATTTAGAGATACGAAAGCTGCGAGAGAGATTGTGGCTGTGTGGCCGCATTATCAAAGCGAGATGGTAAAAAGTTTAAAGGCTTTTGATGAAAGTGAAGATGGGGTTGTATTGAGAATTGAAATGGGGTTAGATGATTAACCTTAACGACCGAGGCGAGATACGCGCAAGCGTGTCTCGCTTTTTTTTATCGAGATGAGGGGAAGGATGGGGGTTTTCGTTTTCCTAAATTGAAAAAAGATTTGGAGGGTGGGTGTACGAGGAAAAGCCATTTTCCACAACGAGAAAAAATTTTTTCCCATAAACCACCCCCGGTTAATAGAGAGAGATTACTGTGTAGTCAGGCCAAAAAAATACGCGCGAATGGTGTGTAGACACGCCCCATTAAATCGATCGCCGCACCGCGAACACCCGGCGCGGTGCGGTTTTTAAATTGTAAACAATTTGTAAATAATTTGTGAACGAATTGTTAATAATTTGTAAACTTTATGTTAATCCTGAAATTGTGAACAAATTGTAAACAATAAAAATATTTCAAAAAACCTATTGACAAACACCTGCTTTTATGGTATAATAATTACAGAAGGAAGGGCAAGAGCCCAACCTCAAAAATACATACAAGAGAGGTAAATTAAAATGGCAAAGAAGTGGTACTGGTTCGTGTTTGGGGATGGACACAAAGTGTGTTGTATGGGTATGAGCAAGCAAGAGATGCAAGTGGAAACGCGCAAGCACGGCGCATTCCTTTACAAGTACGAGGATTAATAAACCTTGTGCAAGATGCACGAACAAACAATGAAAAGTTTGTGCATCTTGCCACTTGACAAGAGCCACCCAATGTGGTATAATAATTATGGAAAGAGGGAGAGAGACCCCTTCCAAATACATAAAAAGAGGTAAAGAACAATGATGGACAGAGCAAAGATGGAAGCAAGACTTGAAGCAATCGAGAACGAACTGTGGGCAATCGAGATGTGCGATGCTTACAACAAGTGGAACGAGAACTGGAACAGACGCCGCGAACTTGAAGCAGAGCGCAGAGAAATTCTTAAGGCGCTGAACGCGTGAGGTGAGCGCCATGATGATGAGAGTAACTCTTACAAAACACATGGAGCAAGACAGGCTTGACAGGTATGCAAGAATTGCCACAGAGGTTGGCTTTGGTAGAACAGTGATGACTATCAAAGAAGAGGATAGAAGAGAATGGCGCGAGGCTGTCACTCTCTATCTCACTTCCACTGGTGTGATGATTATCCGCAATCAACAAGAGGAAATCATCACTATGTACTGTCCTACTGTGGGGCAAGTGAAGAGACACTTTCGCATTGAGCGGCTGCCGCACTTCCTCTTCACCGCAATAAATAATAACTATCGCAGAGGGTACTGTGCTGATTAAGCACAGTGCCTTGTGCTTTCGTGTGCGGCCGCGCGGGCCCTATGTTGGGCAGAATGCACAACTATCAAATAAAAATCGCGCGAAATTTTGTGCAAAATGACGAAGAAAAAATCCTGAAAAAGGCTTGACAAATGAGGCAAAAAGTAGTATAATTATTACAGAAGGAAGGGGAAAGACCTTCCAAATACATAAATGAGAGGTACAAAAAATGACTATCTACGCAGTATGGGAAAACACCGAGTTTGAGGCTGACCTTCTTGCTATGTTCACCACTGAAGCCGCGGCACAAGAGTTCGCACAAGCAAACAACGGGCGCGTGCTTGCCACCACTGTTTACACCACTGCCGCGCAAGCAGAAGCAGAGGTTTGGGGATAATAACCAAAACCCCAACCTCAACTTTGTGCAACTTGTCTATTGACAAAAGGTGCAAAGTGTGGTATAATTAAGGTACAGAAGGGGGAAGTACAACCCCTACTGAATACATACAAGAGGTTTACAGTTATGATTAACATTCGCACCATTCTCAAACTGCGTGACAATGACGGCTTGACGCTTAAAGGCGGCAAGTGCATCACCCATAAGACAGGCTACCAAGTAGCCACCGAGGGCATCGAGTGCCGCACCGCACGCGAAGCCATCAATGCAGTAAAGGCATATAGCGGCAACTGCGGTGTTTGGTTCAGCGAAGGTGTTTACTATATCGACAAAAGCCACCGCGTAGCAACGAAGCGCGAAGCGCTGGAAGTCGGGCGCGCGTGCAATCAAATCAGCGTGTTGCGCTGGCGCGATATGGGACTTGTCTATTGTTGACAAGTCCCGCCCCAAAACTTTGTGCATAATGCCTATTGATAAGAGCAAGCAAATATGATATAATAAAAGTACAGAAAGAGAGGTACATAAGATGATAGCACTTGCAATTATTCTCGGTTGGATACTCCTTAACACTTGGATTTGCATTTTGATTGATGACCAATATGCGTGGGATGAAAAACTCACCATTGCGGTCTGCGCAATCTTCTCCCCAATGCTTGCAATCCCCATCGGTCGTGCCATCTATAAGGCATACAAAAAGAGAAAGAGAGGTAAGAACAAATGAGCAAACAAATTCAGGTCACTCTCGTAAGCGACAAAGGCTATCGCGCGGTCAGCGCAATCATTGAAGTGCCGAGCATAGCGGCATACTGTGAGAACAAGAGCCACTACCAAATGGAAGGCGTCAAGAAGATATGCGCAAAGCGCTATTGGAGCGGCGCAGACCTCAAAAAGTATGGCTACACGGGCATCAAGTGTCGCGTGTATGATAAAGAAAAAATCGAGCGCGAAAAGGCAGAGCGCTACGAACAAATTAAAAAAGAGAGGGGTTGGGCATAAGCCCAACCTTTCTTTGTTCAGCGGCTCGGCGTGGGTCGCGCCGAGCCGTTTTGTGGGTGGGCTAGCATTTTGCACAAAAACTTGTGCGAAACTTTGTCTATTCTGCCTATTGCATTTATCCCGAAAATGTGATATAATATAAGTGTCAAGGGGACAGGAAGTAAAAGAATATGGGGTACTTGCAAGGTAATGGAACAAACCCCACTCACTGTTGATAAAAAATTTTTCAAAGAAAGTTTGAAAAACCCCTTGACAAACTGCCACAAATGTGGTATAATATAAGTGTCAAAGGGGTAAGACCCCGACAAGAAAAGGAGAACATATTATGATGAACATTGAAACCTGCGACCTTATGGTACTGCTTGATGGCAAGCACAAGGCGGACTTTGAGGAACTTGACGATGCAAAAGCATACGGCTATATCCGTGTGGATTGCGGACACGCCGATGTGTGCGATGTGGTCAATCGTTGGACGGGTGAGGTTATGTACCACTGTGAGGCGCATACCGAGCGCAAGGTGGTTGAGGGGTTTGACTATGATGAATAACCCTATCAAGAGAGGTCAGATTTTCTACGCTGACCTCTCCCCTGCAAGGGGTAGCGAGCAAGGCGGTTTGCGCCCTGTATTGATTGTGTCAAATGACATTAACAACGCGCGAAGCACCACGGTCACGGTTTGCTCCATAACCTCCCAAGTCAAGAAACCTATTCCCACCCACGCAACCCTCTATCCCATTGAGGGACGCGCCATCAAAGGCACTATCCTCTGTGAGCAAGTCCGCACCATTGACAAGTGCCGACTGTCCAAGTATATGGGCGAAGCCACCGCCGAGGAAATGGCAAGAGTAAGCAAAGCGCTCAAAATTCAACTCAATCTATTTTGAAAAGGAGAACATAACAATGAAAATGTCTGTATTTATGGTCAACTACCATCACGAAAAGCGCGCCTTCACCGATTTCACCACGGCACGAGCTAAAGCCATCGAAATACTCAAAAAGCGCAAGGGCGCAAACGAGCAGGTGTGCAGTTTTGCTGAAAAAGTCTGTCCCATCGACCACAACCGAAGCAAGCACAAAATCTCTATGGTTGTCTACTACAAGCCGTGGAACCGCGAATTTTGGCGCACGAAGCGCTACTCCATCACCATTGAGTGCTATGGAGAGAACTGCCCTGTGCCGATTGACATTGACCCCATCTTCAAAATGAATTAAGCGCGCGGCGCGGTTGAGAGGAAACTCTCGCCGCGCCGTGACCGTTTGCCACGGCGCGATTTTACTGTAGCCTAGCACCTTGCACAATTTCCGCGCCAAAAGTTTGTGCAACTTGCCTATTGACGAAATCCTGCATTTATGATATAATATAAGTGTCAAGAGGGGATGACACAAACATTCCGCCAGTGACGGAGCAACAGATACAGAGCCCTTCTTGAACACTACATCAAAAGGAGAACAGAACAATGACACTCTCTCGTTGCTTCACCTACAAGACCTTTAACCCCAACACCAATGGCTTTGACAATGAGGAAAAGGCTTTTGCAAAAGAGGTTGACCAGCAGACTGAAAAAGCCATTAACCGCAACGAGTGGCTTCAACACTTTTGCTTGTACCTTTGGTTGCCTTTGTTCATCGCAACCCTCACTTTCGCTTGTTTGGCAGACACCTATTGGGATTGGCGCTTCGCGGTTGGCGCGGTCGCTTGCTTTGTGATAATGGTGTGGGCAAGCATCAACATTGTCACTTGTGAAACCAAAAATGACACCTTGACAGACCGCTTCCGTGAACTCAACTTTGAAGAAGAATACGAACAATGTATTGCTTACAATCTTGAACAAGAGCAAATTGCACTTGAATGGCGCAAGGCGCACCCCTTTGAAGAAAAAATCAGAATGGCACAAACGCGCGGTAGTTCGGTAGATGTTGCCGAAATGGTAAAAGAATATCTTAAATTGCAGAAGGGCGAGTAATCGCCCTTCAAAAGGAGAAAACTATGGAAATCGCGGTAATCTTTATTTTTGCGGCGGTGCTTGGCATCTTTTGGGGCGCTATCCCAAAGGATGAGAAAGATGCGGCTGAACACTACGATGAATTTTGAAAGTGCGGCAGACCTAGGTCAAGGAAGAAAAACCTAGGTCTGCCGCATTTGACATTTTGAAAAATTTATATTATAATAATAATACAAAGAGATAAAAGGAGGTCAAAGCGATGGAGTATCATTTAATCCACGCTCTTGTGCTAACACCTTTTGAGTCTTCTCTTGTCCCTCTTGAGTGGGAGGCAGTTGCCGCCACGGATTTCGCGGTTCACGCGTTATTTTGCAAAGAGTCCGCGCGGCTACTCTTCCATTCTGACGGGACAAAAAATGATTGTGCGGAAGAGATTTCGAAAGTTATTTCAACCATCCAAAATTTAGGCAACTGTGCCGAAATTGAAAGAACAATTATTATCTTGGAGAAAGACGAAAATGAATACAATGCACAAGATGTGATTAAACACTTCCAGTAATCGCTGGACGGCGCAAGCGATCGTGCGAGCGTCGGTTTTCCGCGAAGTAGACCTCTTCCACAATTTCTAGACCGAATTTCTCGTGTCTAGGCTTTTTTATTTTTGCCTAAAGTTCCGAGCGGAGCGCGCAGGGTCGGCGCGCTCCGTTTTGTGCAATTTAACCAGTTGCCGCCATTTTTGCGAGCGAAACTTTGGTGATTTTGACTATTGACTATTTCCTGCAAATGTGATATAATATTATTGTCAAGGGGAGGAAGTGCGTGGTACGCTCTAGGAGATAAGACCTTCCAAAAAAATTTATAAAACCCCTTGACAAACTCAATCAAATGTGGTATAATAATAATACCAAGAGAGAGGAGAACATAAAAATGACCTATCTTGCAACACTTTATTCCGCAAGTCTTGACCGCTTTGAGGTCGATTGCAATAATTTTATCTGGCACGAACGCGACCTTGCGGAGTGGCTTGCCGCTTTGCCCGACCACTATAATAGCAAAGAGAATATGGTAACAGACTTTGTGATTATTTCTGTTATCAAGTTAGGAGAGTTATAAAATGGTAAAGTGTCCTAACTGCGGTAGCACCGCGCAACCTAAACTCTTTGAAACCGAATATGAAGAAAATGGTTGGACTATCAAGAGAATAAGTTATTACAGATGCGGTTGCGGTTGGGGCTTCACAACCGCCGCAATCTTTGAAAGCGATGGAAACGAGGTGTTAGAAGATGCGTGCATTTAAGAACTACTTTGAACTCAACCGCGCATACCGCTTTGATGTGACCGACATCACCGCACTTATCTATGTGCTTTGCGCGGTGTTGGTTATCTGTGGCGTGAACGCGACAATTCCGTTCTTCATCGGCGCGACCATCGCAACGGCATTTTGTTGGCAAGCAAGGCGCATCAACTTGGTGGTGCTTAATGTGGCACTGTGGGTGATGAACGCATACAATCTTATCATTATGATTTGGGGGTAAAAATTATGGCAATCTTGATGTTATTTTGCACAATTATATTTGTTGTCGTAACTGGTTGGTGTTGGGAATATTTAGCCGCAGACTTTTCTAGACCCAGCTATCCCTATCCACGACACTATGAAAGCAAAGAATTGTGGGAAGCGGCTCTTAAAGATTATGAGCAAAAGATGAAGCAATATAAGATAAAAAAGAACCAAAGAAATTTATGCCGAGGTGTTTTCCTTATTATAGGTTTTCTTTTGTTCATCGGCTGGATGGTTTGGTGGTGGAATTTTATGATGGCTCTTTAATCGGCGCGGAGCAATCCACGCCGATACATAAAAACATAAAGGAGAAAAAACAATGGCAAGATTTGCGGTAACTGTTGAAGCAACAGTAACTTACACTTGTTATCTTGATGAGGAACAAAGCCAACTCGTGCAAGAGTGCGCAGAAGAAGAAGAATGCTCCCTTAAAGATGCAGTGATGATGCTCTACAATGAGGGCAAGTTAAATATGTATCACAATTCCGTGGAGAGCGATTTTTCCACAGAAGCAGTAATACAGGTAGAAGAAGAGGACGCGGAGTAATCCGCGCCCTTTCTTTCGCTCGGCACGCGGGCGCTCGCCGCGTGCCGTTTTGTGCATTATCACCAAACCTCGGTCATTTTCCGCGCGAAACTTTGTGCAACTTGACTGTTGACAAAATCCCGTGAATGTGGTATAATTAGTATGTCAAGAGGGGAGAGGAAGGACACAGAAACCCAAACGCGCGAAGGGTAGTGAACAGAAACAGACCCTTGCTTGAAAAAAGATTGCAACTTTTTTTGAAAACCCTCTTGACAAACCACCAAAAGTATGGTATAATATAAGTACCAAAGGAAAAGGAGAACATACTATGAACGAAATCCGCATTTACCTTGATATGGACGGAACTTTCGCTGACCTCTACGCGGTTGAGGGTTGGCGCGAAATGCTTGAAAACCACATCGCAACCCCCTACGCGCAAGCCAAGCCGATGGTGCATATGGCTACGATGGCGCGCTATATCAACGCTCTCCGCAAGCAAGGGGTTAAGGTCTGTGTCCTCTCGTGGCTTGCCAAGAACGCAACCGATGCCTATAACGCAGAGGTCGCAGAGGTCAAGCGCAAGTGGTTGGCAAAGCACCTGCCCTCGGTTGAGTTTGACGAAATCCACATTCTCGCATACGGCACTCCCAAATATACCGTGGCAGAGGGCTTCGGCTTCCTTGTCGATGATGAGGAGCGCAACCGCAGAGAGTGGGTGAACAATGGCGGTATCGCGGTTGATGCCGATGGTCTGTTTGACCTGTTCCGCCTTATCAAAGAGGGGCTTTAATGCCCCTCATACATAACAACATAAAGGAAGGTATTTACTATGAAAGCAACTGGAATTGTTCGCAGAATTGATGACCTCGGTCGCGTGGTTATCCCTAAGGAAATCCGCAGAAATTTCCATATCCGCGAGGGCGACCCCCTTGAAATCTATATGAGCGAGGATGGCAAGTATGTCTGCTTCAAGAAGCATATGGTGACCGAGGAAAAGAACATCAAATCCATTCTCAAAGCACTGTATGGTAGCGCGGCTATGGAGTTTGGCGAAGATGCGGTGGCTCTCTATAACGAGAGTGATGAACTGTTGTTCGTCAACAGACGAAACAACCCTTCTTTCCCCAAACACCTCGAAACTTGCGCAACGAGCGCAATGGAGATTGGTGACCACTATGTCGTGCCCATCCGTGACCAATGTCAACCCATCGCATACCTTGTTCTCCCCAAAGATGCAGACAGTAAACTTGTGCGCGCAATGGTGCGCACGGCAGAGTATGCCATCCGCAACGAGGATGATTGAGGGCGGAAACGCCCTCTACATAAAAACATAAAGGAGAATGAAAAATGAAAGTTTATACTGTAAAAGAGATGCACGCGTTTTTCACCAAATTGATGGGAGAAGGAAAAGGTAACAATATTGTCCTTGTTCCCAACAATGATACAGATGAAATTGATGCCTACTACCGCACGGTTGGCGAGGTTACGGCAGAAGACGACATTGTCTATCTTGACATCAACTCCAACGAAGAGGAAGAGGAGTACTGGAAGGAAATTGAGGGCGAGTAATCGCCCTCTTTTTGCCGGCTCGTGGTCCTGCGCCACGAGCCGTTTTGCCTGTCAAGTGGTAATTTGCACAAATTTTTGTGCAAAACTTTGTGCAATTTGCCTATTGCAATTTTCCCGCATTTGTGGTATAATTATAAATGTCAAGGGGCGAGGGCTTCGGTAGTTGCTTCGTGCTTCGTTTGAAAAAGCCACCTTGCAAGGCTCGAAAAAATTTTTCAAAAAACTTTTGAAAAACCCCTTGACAAAAGCCACAAGATGTGGTATAATATAAGTACCGAGTGGGGAGCGAGGGCTACCCCCTATGGTAGAAAGAGAGGAAAACACCCCCGATGAACATTATGGTCTTTGACACCGAAACGGCTAATCTTGAAAAGCCGTTCTGCTATGACCTCGGCTACTGTGTGTTTGACACCGAGCGAGAGGTTATAGTCGCAAAGCGTTCCTATATCGTCACCGATGTATGGAACAATATGATGCTCTTTTCCACCGCATATTATGCGGACAAGAGAGCGCGCTATGAGGATATGCTTGCTAACCGCCTTATGACCAAGCATAAATGGGAATGGGTAGCGGCAAAGGTCGCAAGTGATATTGAACAGTTCGGCATTACTGATGCCTATGCGTTCAATAGCGACTTTGACAAGCGCGTATTCGCGTTCAATGCCGAGTGGCATCATACCCCAAATCCGCTTGATAATGTGAAAATCCACGATATTCGCGGATATGTCCACAAGTTTATCGCTTTCCAAACCGCATACCAAGAGTTTTGCGAAAAGCATAAACTGTTCACCGAAAGTGGCAATTTTGCCACCACCGCAGAGAGTGTATATCGTTTCCTCTCGCAGAACGCAGAGTTTGATGAAGCGCACACCGCCCTTGCGGATGCCGAGATTGAGTTGGATATTCTGCACTATTGTATCATCAATGGCGCAGAGTGGAACACCGACTACAAGGTATATCGCTCCATTCCGCGCAACCTTATGCGCGAGTTTAAGGTAGTTTCCGCAGATGGCGAGGAGCATATCTTCCCCTATACCAACAAGCGCAAACTCCCCAACGATAGCGGTATCAAATTCACCATCAAGGGAGAGGGTTAATCCCTCTCCCCCACAAAGGGCGCGAAAAAAATAAAAATTTTTCGCAAAACCTCTTGACAAACCCCACGGAATGTGGTATAATATAAGAGCAGTAAGGCGAGAGCCGCTGACAATAAAAAAAATAAGAAAAGGAAGGTACACTACTATGGCTACTGTTGTAAAGGCAAAGGCACCCACTTAGAAGGAGCAGTTCGGCAAGATGATTTCCGTGTTCGAGGAAATCGGCGGTCACGATGACCTCATCAAGTTCTGCGAGGAGCGCATCGCAAAGTTGGAGAAGAAGGCGATTTCCGCCAACTCCAAGAAGAACGCAGAGGACGAGAAGTTCTTTGACGCGATTGCGGATGTTCTCGCGGATGGCAAGGGCAAGCGCGCCACCGAGGTATTCAATGCGCTTGCAAAGGATATGGATGGTCTGACCATTCAGAAGGTCACGGCTATGCTCACCAAGATGGTTGCGGCAAAGCGCGTAACCAAGACCGTGGAGAAGAAGGTGTCCACTTTCGCCCTCAACTTTGGGGTTGATGGCGAGGGTGAGGATGCCGAGTAATCCACCCACAGAGGGGCGTAAGCCCCTCTACATAGACGGATAGATTAAAAAGGAAATCGCCCCCGACCGCGACGGCGGCCACCGGGAGAGAGTGTGAGGGTGAAACCCCCTGCTCCGTCTATCGTGGTGGCTATCACGCCATCACAACCGCGCGGGAAAGGCGTGAGCGACGGCTCGCGCCTTTTTTATTTGCCGGCTCTGGAGCGGTCGCTCCAGAGCCGATTTGCGCGTGGTGTTAGCCTTACCTAACTTTTTCCGCGCAAACCTCGCTCGGCATTTTGCACAAAAAATTCCCACAAAACAACCTAAATTTTGTGCAGTATTGCTCTTGCAATCCGCGTCCGTTTGTGGTATAATATAAATGTACCAAGACAGAGAGCGCAAGCGCAAGGCGGTGCGAAAAAAAATTTGAAAAACTTTTCAAAAACCCCTTGACAAACGGCTCAAAGTATGGTATAATATAAGAGCAGAGAGGGAGAGAGCGTACGGCTCTCCCAAACCGCAATCCACAAATCAATCTTCTATCTATGAAAGGAAAGGTACAACACTATGGCAAACGAAAAGGTTACTTCCAAAGACATTCTCAACCGCATTATCTCCGCTATGGCGAACGATGCCGAGGTGGTCGCGTGGTGCGAAAAGAAAATCGCACAGGCAGATGCAAAGCGCGGTAGCGCAAACGCAAAGAAAGCCGAAGCCGATGAAAAGTATTTCATCGCAATCTCCGAGGTGCTTGCAAACGGTGGCAAGCGCGCAAGCGAGGTGCATAAGGCACTGGTCGCAGATTACCCCGACATCACCGTTCAAAAGGTGACCGCTATGCTTGGCAAGATGGTCGCAAGCGGTGAGGTCATCAAGTCGGTGGAAAAGAAAGTTTCCACTTTCTCCCTCGCCTAATATGAGGGGGCTATAAGCCCCCTCCCCATAAAGTTCACAAAATGTTCACAATTTGTTCATACGGTGTTCACAACTTTATGGTATAATATATATGTAATAAAAAGGAAGGAGCGAATACCGATATGCTTTATGAACTCAAAGGTGGCAAGCGCGTCAATATCCCCGATAACACCATAGCCACATACCGCAAGATGTTGGGGCTGACCCAACGCGAAGCAATCCAAATGTGGCTTGAGGACGAGGGGTATGAGGTCAATGCCGAACAGGAAGCCCTGTGCCAAAAGGCAAAGGAAAACCGCGTAACCGCAACAGTACACCAAGCCCGCGCGGAGTATAAACCGAAAACGCAGAGAGAGCGTGTGAAAAAGGATGACCCCACGAAAGAGGGCATCATAAAGGCAGTAGCGGAGATGTTGCCGACACTCAACGCAGAGGACATTGTTGTGGTCAATAGCGGAAAACTCATCACTTTCCGCATCGGTGCGGACACCTACAAACTTGACCTTATCCGTCAAAGACCGCCCAAAGAAAAGGGCAAGGCGTAATGCCTTGCCCCATAGGAGAACATTATGAAAAATAAAAAGTATATATGCCCCAAGTGCGGAATTGCCGAGGGTGTGAGCCTTGACAAATCCATTTATGAGGGTTTAACCGCAAAGGGCGAAACCAAAGACCTATTGGTCATAATGATGGAGTGCCCCACTTGCAAGGCAGTATGGCACGAAGCCTATGTCCTTGACTATGACGGCTACACCCACAACCACCGCGAGTATGACCGCGAGGGCGATTTGCTTGTGGACTGGCAAAACGAAATCATAACGGAAAAGGGGAAGAGAAAATGAAGAAGGAAGTCTATATTTGCCCCAAGTGTGGGGGCAACGATTGCGAATGCACCGACTATGAATGGGATAGCGATAGCATTCGCCAGCAGTATGTATGCCACGATTGCGAAGCCGTATGGGACGAGTATCACGACCTGACCTATCGCGGCTATGCCTATGAGGGCGTAGATTACGATGAAAACGGCAATGAAATGGCATTTAATGAGTGCCTTTAAGCAAAAATAACACAAAAACCGCGCGGAAATGCGCGGTTTTTTCTGCATTTTGGACAGCTTTGTGCAAAATAACCAAAAAAATGTGCAGAATTCAATCATTTTTGTGCATTTTGCCGGCTCGCTGGCTATCGCCAGCTGCCGTTTCCCGCATCCAGTTCCCTTCTACATATGCGAATTTGCAAATGATTGATTGAAATTCAGTTCTGCGTTTTCCCGCAACTAACCTCGCGCAGGGCTAGGTCCATACCGCTTGGCATATTCTTTGCGCGGCCCGCCAGCGTTCGATGGCTGCCGCTACCCGCCCTAGGCCCATGCATATGCGATTTTGATTCTGAATGTTTCATTTTAGCCCCATACCGCGAAATCCCTCAATTGTAGGGTCCGAGTATTAAAAATGAGGATTTTATCGAGAGGGGTATATTTCGAGGCAAATTCAATTGTTCTAGCTCTCATTGATGTTTTTCAAGAGCAAGCCGGAGGCCCTTTAAATTTTATAAAGACGCGGCCGTGCAGCTCAAGGCTCCTCAATTGAAATTTATAAAAAAATATGTTATACTATTAAAAAAAAAGACTTTTGCGGCGCGCGCCAATTTCTAGGATTTTTGTATTAAAAATGAAGACTTACTCGAAACAGGCAAGTTAGACCTTAAAAATTGGCAAATATTGCCTCTACTAAATTTACAAGAGCAAGCCAGACTGAAAAGAAAATTTTACTTTGAATGCGCGGGGGTCAGCTTACGGATCTTGGACCGAGGCCCGCGCCCTTTATTTTACTTTTATTAAAAAATATATTATACTATAATTAACAATAGAAGAATACGGAGGAATTACCAATGGATATTTATGAAATGAAGAAGAAAGGCATGACCCAAGAGGAAATCTTCAATATGTTCAAGGCGGAAACCGCCGCAGCAGATGCGCGTTTGGCGCAAGAGGAAAAAGAGAAGGCGGCAGCCGAGGAAGCTGAAGCTAAGTCCGCGCTCTTGAACGAGGCCCGCGCCCACCTTATCAATGCCATTGTCGCTTATAGCGAGGCATTCGCGCCGGATATGGAGATTAAGGATGAAGATGTGCAAGAGCTAGAAGCTATGCTCAAGGATAGCGAAGCGGAGATCGAGACTATGTTCAATATGGCTAAGACCGCGGCAAATTTACTTGATGCTTTTGGCGGCAAGAGCAAGAGTAAAGAGGATAAGACTTTTAAGGTTGCGGCGAACCTAGACCCAAGCTCCTTTGACGAGCTTATTAAAGGATTTTTGAAAGGTCTACAATAAGAAAAGAGAGGCTAGGCCTCTCTTTTTTTTATGCTATTAAGGATAACGATGACGAGGGTAGGAGAGGTGGTGTTGATCTAGACCCGGTGCACGCACCTTACCATCCCTCTCTTTATTTTGTTATTTCTTTATACGATTTATATAAATCCTCTCTCCCTCAACTCTCACTAACCCATTCACGCATAATTCCCTTACCCCATCTCTCCAATTTACCCTTCCTGTCTAATAACTCATAGACATCCAAGAGGTAAAACATTCAGGGGTCCATTCTTTTTCATCCTTGTGAGTCAAGAGGAAGAGCAATACTCTTAACCCCTTAACTCCACAGGTTTGCGCAGCCTTCTACCACATCATCAATAGCACAAAGTCTTTAACTCTGCCCTCAATCTATCCATTCTACCCATCTTCTTCACTTCCTCATCTACCTTACTCTTCGCAATAGCCAACTCTAAGCCCTTTATCTTCTCTTCCAATTCCTCAATTCTGTCTGTTACTGTATTCACTCCACTCACACATATATTTGCCGTTCCATACGCTGTATTCGCAGTATCTGCAAGAGTCATCAAAACTTTATCGCAGTCATTCGTCAACACATAATCTCCCTTCACCGCGGCAACCGCATTGTTACTCGCGGTATAGCAGCAATTCAAACTATCTCTCTCAAAGGTATCCGGTGCGTAGAACTCCACACTCCCCGGTCTATACTCTATCTTTGCCATTTCTCTCCTCCTCAGAATTCAAATTTTCTTCTATACTTACTCTCCACTACCGGCGAAGCCGTTGGGGGGTGTGGGGGTTCACCCCCACTGGAGGGAACACCCGAAGGGTTTCCCGACCCATTTACATTTACATTATCATTTACATTATAATTTACATGGTGGAAATTTTGGAAACTTGGAAACTTGGAAACTATTTCCAAATCAACAGAAGTTTCCAAAGAACTTTCCTGACTTTCCACATTTCCGGAAATTTCCGCAACATTGGAAACTTTGGAAATATTTCCTAATCCAATAGAACTTTCCAAATTTTCGGCAACAATTTCCTCAGTTTCCGCCTCTTCAGGCAAGTTGGCAACTTTGGAAACATTTCCTAAAGTTTCCAAATTTCTTTCCGTGGAAACTTTTTTGGAATCTTCCGCCTGTAGCAGCCATGGAAATTCTTTCCTAATTTTGGCAACTTTTTTGGAAACATTGGGCGGCTGCATATTCAACTTCCGCGCAATATCTACTTGCTTCATTCCTGCGTTAAGGAGCTCCGCAATCTCTCTCAAACTACTCTCAATCGCTTCTTGCTTAGCCTCTTTCTTCGCATCATATCTCTCCTGATTCTTCACAACTACCTCTTTATGATTAGCCATAGCGAACTTAACCATAAAGTTATCACTGCTAAAATCACCCGTCAATATAAATTCCATTAAGCTAACAGCCAACTCTCCGCCAATTTCAGGATTGTCTTGATAAAGCATTTTAACTTGCTCAAACATACCTCTATTGATAATACCACTAGGTCTAATTTCATTATCTTTAAACTCTTTAATCATTGCGGCGACCTCCTCCCAATAATGCATCAAAGTCAGCTGTAAATGCCGGGGTCCGAATAAATACCCACATCATTAGATTTGGCTTTTGCGGATTAGGCATAGTAGTAAACAACATATGCCCTTTTGCGATTAACTCCATCGCATAACTTTTCTTGTAAACAAATACATAATCATTTTCGTGTCTTGTCTTGGTATCCATAGTGTTAGTCCTCGTCTTCCATCAATTCTAATTCATCAAGAGCAGGATATTCTACTTCATAAGTAGCATCTTTGCCTCGACCCCATTTCATAAGAAGTATTCCTTTTTTCTTTAGGTTCTCTTGTGTCTTGGGAAATTGATCTTTCAGAGTCTGTTCGCTATAACCAAGAAGCAAAGCAACTTCTTTTAGTGTCATAACAGACCTCCTTAATATATTTTACCGATAATTTATCGGGATTTATTATAATATTTCCAAAGTTTCCACGAATATTCGGAAACTTTTCGCAATTTTGTCGGAAAGTGCTTTTTTAAGCAAAGGCGGCAATCCATCACTTATCGCCGCACTTTATCTCCTTGGTTTCATACAAATGAACCTCTGCTATCTGTCCGCTAAACTTAGACATAATCTGCAGAACTTGATCAACAGATAAGTTATCGCCAATAAACAACTGGCTAATTTTAATATTCGGAATGGCAACATCAGGATCACATACATAGATCCTATAGCCATTGGGCGCAGTCAATTCTTGCCCCCATTTATGAACGCGGCGATCGATGGTACACTCCCACTTCGTGGACAGCTCTTCGACGATTTCATCTGCTATCGATTCTCCATCAAGCTCCGCTTGCCGCACGAAGATGCCCATAGCAAAATAATACTCGCCATCTTCCTCTTGTTGAATAATCATTCTCTCTAATTTATTACACTCGCGCAGCTTATCCCAATAGAGATAACCTATTGCTATTGCGGCGATGATTAATAACCAAGCCATTAAATCCATATCCTTATTCTCCTTATACACTTATTTACTTATATTATAATATAATTATTTTCTTTTGTCAACCCCTCACTGCGTTCATGTGCCGCCATTGATTTTTATAAAAAAATATGATATAATATATATGTAATAAAACGAAAGGAAATAATGCCAATGAAACAGAAAACTTATCGTTTCGCAGTTCACTCCCCTCACTTCCTCTACCCCGTGTATATCAAGCAAGAGGTAGGTAATAAGGATACGATGGCGGAAGTCCTTGATGCAGTATCACAGGCGGCAACCGTCAAGTGGTTGAACGACTTCCCCGAGTTCTTTGACAACATTTCCGCACCCGCTTTTTACGAAACCCTTGCCATTATGGTTACTCAGGAGGTATAAAATGTTTGATCCCAGTAATCCCAATCCATTCACGCTGTCTGTTATGCAGCGCCAACAGGACATTGACAACGCAGTGAACTACTTTGTTAGCCTTTTCCATGATGACTATGACATCAATGATGAAAAGATACAGGCAATGGTGTTTAAGCACTATGGCTTGACTGATTTGACTGCGGCTGAGGAGAGAGAAATCATCAGAAAGGTGGAGGCGGCGATCGCATGACTATTATAAAAGAAGGCGCTTTTCGTAAGCGCGAATACGAACACGCTTGCCGCTGTTGCGGATGTCAGTTTCTCTTCAATGAAGATGAAGTAATAGAACGCGAGCAATCACGCGGTGGCGTTTTCAAATATGTGCGCTGCCCGTGGTGCAACCATACTCTTTATGTCAGCCAGACAATCGAAGAACAAAACAGAAAATATGAAAATGGCGATTTCGCCCGCTAAAGGAGGAAGATAATATGTTATTTTGGCTCACACTCGGTTTGACGCTTTTGGCGTTTCTTTGCTACGGCATCTTTGATAGCAAGTATGAAAAATGGAAACAGAAGTACAATGAGGCGGATCACGCCTTGGATTATTATCCGCAACGCTCACTCACTCCAGAAGAGCGAGCATCTTTGCGGCAAGAGCGAGAAGCGGCTTATGACAAATATCACAAATACAACGGTATCGGGGGAGTTTTTGCTATCATCACCGTCATTCTATTGATTATCGCAATCATTATGCTTCTCGCGCTGCCTATCTCTTATGCTTGCAGCGTGTCAACTGATAACGAGTTGCAAGAAGAATACAACACTCTTGTTTATCAGGTAGAGCATCTATATTTCACAAATGAGATTGGTGATACAACAGGTAGCAAAGAGGTTATGGATGCGGTTGCCGCATATAACGCGCGGATCCGCACTAAACAGCACTGGGAAAAGAATTTTTGGGTTGGTATCTTTGTTCCCAATATCTATTCCGATAAACCTCTAATCGAGTTACCCTGATCCCAAAGGGAGAGCTGCGCTCTCCCTTTGATTTTACATAAAAAATATGATATAATATATATGTAAAGAAAATCAAAGGAGAAATTAAGAATGGTCAAACCGCACGATATTCTCGCTGCAATGATCCAACATTGCGACTTGGCGCAAAATAATAAAGAACTGAATAGCCTTGATTGGGAAACTCGTGTAGTAGATCCTCTCGCCTCTGCGGGGTTTGAGTTTGACTTTGACCAAGGCGCATCTAAAGGCGTGCTTATCTTTATGAAAGAAGGCTTTGTTATTAAAGTTCCCTTTCAAGCGTATGAGTATGATGAAGGATCTTATTGCGATGCGCTTGAAGCCTATGATCGCGGCGACCTTGATGAAGAACCCATGATCGAAGACTATGTGGGATTATTCTACAATGCAAATAATTTCTTCCTTGAAACTGAAAACGATTGGGATTACTGTGCGCTTGAGTGCGCGGTATTCCAAGAGGCGCAAAAGGAAGGACTTGATCCTTACTTTGCAAAAGAAACCCTCTTGGGAGAAGTGCGCGGCTACCCAATCTATGTGCAGCAATTTGTTGTGCCTTATGCGGAGGCGTCGAGCTCCCGTCTGAAACGGTCTTCTGAGGAAGAACGGAGTAGGGCGCGGGAGTTCTGTAATTCCTTCGACCAGCACTGTTTTAACGAAGAGTGGATTGCCGATTTCCTTGGCATCTATGGTGAGGACGAATTTAAGCGCCTTTGCGCGTTCTTAAAGAAATTGAAGATTTGTGATCTTCATCGCGGAAATGTAGGTTATCTCGACGGGTATCCTATTTTGTTGGACTATTCAAATTATAATGAATAAAGGAGAAAAATGATGTTCAAGAAAGTTTTTATTGGAGTTGTGGCAGTCGCCGGTGCGGCAGCCTTGGCCTATGCTGGAGTTCTCGCATACGCAACCCACGCAGTAAGCCAGATTAAGCTGGGCAACCTTCATGATGAACAGGAGGTTGAATGATGTTTCTTTCAGACTATGACGATTGGCGCGAACAGCGCTTGCGCGAGATGCGTAGAGATCGAAAGGACTGGCTGCGCAACATGATATTCTATATCATTTGCGTCTTGCTGGATACAGCTTGCGTAGTATTATATACCATCAAGGCGCTTACCGCAGTAACC